TGGTGGATACTTGAATATCGCCCCTCTATGCTTCTTAAAGTCTTGTGGGAAATCCCTTGCGATGAACCCATCAATGACGGCTGTCTTGGCCGTTGTCAAATCGATAAGATTATTGATACTGACCATCTTCATTAGTGTAGTTTGCCACGGATTAGCAGTATCCTCAAATGTGCCGATCCGTTGTTTGATCGATGCCGGCACGAAATCTGAATTGATATACTTTACAATGTGCCAGGCCGCGTAGTATTCCTTATTGTCCTCCATCGTCTCGAATACGTTATCAGTAAAGAGCCCCGCATCATGCCCTCGTTGTGCTACCTTGAAGATAATTTCATGGAACTTTCTCATGCCATCTTCTAACGATTGGAATGTCCCGTGACCCAACCGCGAATCAAGTCTTATCTTGAATCGCCCCAGTTCAGCAAGACTCTCGTCAGGATCGTACCCCTGTGGGTTCATTATCACTGGCGGATTCTCTTCGCCTTCTGGCGGTTCCTCTGTCCCTCTTTTCTCGCCAGTAATTCGGTAATGGAATAGATATTCTCCAATGTCGTTCTCGGTGACGCCCAAGTTGAATAGCGGTGTAGCAATCGCCCCTATGTCAGTTAGCATAAGGTGATTTGCATTTTTTTTGTAAGCCATCGCCCCGTAAGTGAACTGTGCTACCTGAGCCCGTCTCTTTGCACCTTCTGACATTTTCTTCAGAGGCTTTCGCCGTCCTTTGTCAGCTCCAGTCCACGAATGTTGCATTATCGGAGCTGCTGCCCTCCATAGGTACTGCGAGACGAAACGACGGGTCCGGTCCCAACCGCTAACCCTAGCATCTAGCCGCTTCTGCGTAGCTTCGTCTCGGGCTTCTTCACCTTCTTGGAACCCAAAGAGGAGCCGCTTCTTTCTGAAGTCAGACAACACCTCGGGGCCACCGTTCAGCAGATCTTGTATGTACTTCAACGATGCAAGGACGTCGGGCTTATTTCCAAGCCAATTCATAAATCCACGATAGAACTCTGGTGCTCGTTTATACAAATCTTCCGGTGAACGGAATAAAACGCTCAGCGCGTCAGCGTAAAGCTCTACCGCTGAAAAACGATACGCAGTAAACCCCGGATCCCTGGCTTCATCAAACGGCTTCCACCACTTGGACAGCGCCTTTAGCTCCTTCTCAATCGTCTCCAGCACATAGACTCGCCGCTTTATGAGCTCATCTATGCACAATTCCTCAAACCTTTTTTGTATCTGTGCATCAGTGAAACCTACACCCGGATCCGGGCTAAGTTTCTTTACAGCATCATCCACTAATCCCGCCATTGCCTTTTTGACAATGGCCGTTATCTGGGCAGTGTTTAATGTTTTTATGTACGCTAATAAGGCGGGCTTCAACTTCGATGTATCAACTGTATTCCAAATGTTCAGAATGTCTTGAGCCGTAATCTCGTCAGAGGAAGGAACAGTTCCCTCTTCTGCGGTAAGAGCGTCAACAGCCTCTTGCCTAAATCTCGCCCGATCTGCATCTGTCAACATTCCTGGCACGCCAGGTTTCTCACCCAGGATATTGTCCTTGTAGCTCTGTATAGACGCTATCTTGCCTAGAAGATTTGCCCTGCGAATGAATAGCTGCGGGAGCCAATCGATCATGTGTCCCATTTCATGGGCCAGAACCCTAGCTACAAACTTGAAATCTTTCATATTGTTAAGATTTAGCTCAAGGTTCCCAGTCCTAGACGAAAAAGACCCATTCAGGTCGCGTGCTAACGCTTTAAGGAAAGGCAGTTTGCCAGTGAGCGCTTTCAGTAGACTTATCAACTCCACTAACGCCAACGGATGGAGCCTCTGTAAATCTCTTGAGTCAGCCCCTTCTGCCGGTTTCATTGCACCAGTAAGTGGCGCCGATCCACCTGTTGGGGGAGCACCTTCGCCACCTAAGTCGGCATACACATCATCGTCCGTACTGCGTTCTGCCCTCGTTCCCCTAGTCCTCTTTTTCTTTTTGCGGGGCGACTTGCGGCCCTTCCTTGTCCCTCTGGACTTTCCCGATTCCGGTTGCTCTCGGTCGAAGTCAAAGTCAGGATCTTCGTCTATCCCATAGTTCTCTACGTCAGGACCGACGTCTGCATCAGTACCAAAGCCAGGGCTCCCTGCCGCGGCCTTGTTTCGCTCTATCAGAGCAAGAGCTGATTCAACCATGTCCGTACTGTCTGCCTGAACTGGCTCAGACCAAGACTCGTGCATTTTATCCCATAACATTTCACCAAAAGGAGGATGGTCCGCACCATCGTCCATCATATCCCTGCCAGGGCTAACAACATCATAATACCAGCTACGCGCCGACTCATCAAAGAACGCTAGAGCTCCGTTAATTTTGCTTCGCTCGGCTTTCGACAGCCCTGAACCTCTAAACTCTTCGTCTGTAAATGCTCCATGAGCAGGATCGCCACCGTTGTCCTCGATCCAGTGTAGTAATTTTTCGTCAAGGCCCGCGTACCCAAACGCCTCTTCGATTTCCTCATTCTTCATTTCCCCAGTTGCGTTTGTTTGTGCTGTGATTTCCGCAGCAGCCTCAACCATATCTTCATACGAAACATCAAATTCTTTTGCTGTCTTTCGTAAGTTCTGGTACATCTCTGCCAGATCAGCAATCAGCTCCTTCTTCGTTTTGTTCCTTGTCCTAACAATAGATTTGCCCCCCTTTACGCTCACCTTCCCGTTGCGTAGGGTTCTTTTCCTGACTGGAGTCTTTTTCCCCGTAGCTCTTGTAACCTTAGTGGAAACACCCAATCCTTCCGATTCCGTTCGCAGATCCGGAACTGACTTCTTCTTTAGTTCGGTAGTATCGACGTCACCCTCTCCCGGTTCTCCATCCGGACCAGCGAGAAGCGGAGGGGGTGGAATGAGAACGACTGGAGTCAAAGCAGTTGAGCCCGGAGCGGTTGGAGTGGGGGCAGTTGGATCTGGAGTACCGGGAGCCGGAGTACCCTCATCAATAGGAATAACAGGTTGGCCGGTTGCTGGAAGTTCCGTAACAGGTTGAGAGGGAGGCCCGATCGGCGCCGGCGCACCCTCGATTTGTTTCGTACCTTCGGGAATCGGCGTACCTTCGGGAAGAGGAGCGGCCGGAGGGGCGACAGGCTTGGTCGGTGGAGCATTAGGATCCGTTGGAGGAGGAGTTTCATGGAACGGCCGAAAGTTCGGATCCTGAGCCCCTTGCATGATTTTCGGCATGTTGTTGTTAAGCCATTCGCGCCTACCTTGCTTTGTCGAGAATTTCGAGAACCCCCACCGCGACCATTGCTTCCGAGTGGGAGCCTCACCAGATAGCCCAACCTCGTACATCTCGGGTGCGAAACGAAGGATCGATGAATCCGGGTTGCCACCGATCATTGGCTGACTACCGAGCACCGCATGACCCAAGTCTGTCGATTGCCTAACAGCACCACCGGCACCGAGCGTAAACGCCAACGGCACGATCGAATTCACACCCTCCATAATCCCCTTATGAAGAGCCTTGTTCAGATCCTGATCTTCGACTTCCTTGTCTAAATATGTCGCCGCGGCTATCCCAACATGACGAACAATCCCTTGTGCTCCTTCTTCTCCCGATTCCCAAGCAACGGCCCCACCAACTTCAGCCGCCCGAGCCGCTGCCCGAGCTCCAGTAGATTTTAGCTGAGGTTTTATGCCGGCACTCAATCGGGGCGATGCAGCCTGAGCCTCGCGGAGTATGGTCCTCGCCATCCCCGTCAACTTTGTCGCCGGCCGAGGTGCTGCCTTCCGAGCGTTACGAACTAATCCCCTTAACACCCCGTTTCTTAGCTTATTATAAAAGTCTCTTTGCAGCGCTTTCCCGCCAACATGAAGCGGATCAATGTGTAGAATCTCAATTGCAGCAACCGCGGCCGCAATCGACACACCGAGTTCCCTCGATTCCTGTGGGTCAAACCCAGCATCTTCGGCCAAGCGGATAGAATCTGGGAGCTCCCGAGCGTACCAAGCAGCCATGCTGCTGATGATAGCGCCAGCTACGGCGCCTGGTGGGCCACCAATCGCAGCACCGGCCGCTGCACCACCCTTAGCGACCATAGCACCAGCCACTAAGTCAGGAGCGATCCCCGCACCACCAATCGCACCCCGATACAAAGCGGAATCGGATTCCTTGCTTGTCGGTGTGCCACTGTGTATGATCTCTTCGGCCTGAACACGGAACCGATCCCTGGCCCTAAGTGTCTTATCTCGCGGGTCGCCTAGCGCCATGTGAAGTGATTCATCAATCGCCTCATTTATCGCAGATCCCATTCGTCCTACACCGCGGAGCAATTCAGTTCCCAGATCCCCCATAAACTGATGTCTCGCACCTTCGTCGAGCTGCGACATTTGCTCGGCCAGAGCTCGGAGCACTACATCGCGACGTTTGGCCGGGATCTTGTCAATGGCCTTCAGCATCAAGCCGCGACTACCAGACGCCTTCCATATCTCAGTTGCCAGCTCGTTGTCCGCTTGCGTTATCTGTTCTGGTGCTTTGTCGAGCTCATACGAGGGATCATGCGCTAATTTTGTCTGGAACGCCCGGAACACCTCACCCCTCTGGTCCCACGGTACGTCCTTTGCGGCCTGATAGACCCCAGATCGCTCTCCTTGGCCGTTCTGCCACGCACCTATGATCTCGTCCGCATACTTCTGCTGCCGCTCAGTAGGCTCCTGGGTGGCTTCAGGGATGGATCCATCGGCACTCTGGAACTGTCTCTCGATCATGCCGAATATATCTTGATTCTCATGCTTGATCGCTTTGTAGTACGCGTTCACGGCCCAGTCGTACTCCTCGTTTTGCTTGGTCTCCGCGGGGGTGAGCTCTCGGCGGGGGAGGTCTATGGTCTTAATTAGCTCACTGTCTTTGTCCCAATTGAGATCTACAGGCTTTCCGGTCTTTGTATTCATCCCACCAACGATGAGATTAGGATGATCGTCAGTCTTATGGGTGCTCGGCCAATGGAGGCCGTCCGAGGTCATACTCGGTTCGTCACCCGCTCGGAAAGCAGCACGGTAGTCGTAGAAGTGCCGCGGATCGTCTGGATTAGGGTCCAGCCCCATCTTACTCGCCCACCCCTGATACCACGATTGGAACACAGGTTCTTCGTCAATAACCCCTATCGCGTCACTATTCTGGCCCCAAGTGGACATAATAACCCTCGTATCTTAGTTTATCTGTAACCCGCTCGTTGGCCCCATTTGAATCCTTCTTCCTTCACTATCACAATCCAGAACCCCGGATTGTCAGGATCTTCGTAGTTGTATTCGGCACCAACAGGCAACACGTTGTACTCAGCATTGGTTTCAGGAGTTGGGATCTCGGCGGGAGGCTTCTTGCCGTAGTCTTTATCTGCCAGTGCCTTCTCAAGAGCCGAAGGCTTGTGTGGAGATGGAGTTGATTTTGGCGATCGTACTCTTCTTACTTCCATTGTCCCATCACCCATCGGAACGACAAACTCCGTGCCAGGCTTCAGATTTGCCGCGGCTAGAGCTTTTGGGTTAGTAAACACCGGAGGAGTCGCCTCGGGTTCTTGACTGTCAGCAGGGAAGTCCGACCACTGTCGCGGTCTTAGGTTTCTGTCAGAAGGCCTCCCGTCGCCCTGTGGGGCGATCTGCGATGGGTCGCCCTGTGATGGAACACCTTGCGGAGCACCTTGCGAGAAGCCCTGCGACGGATCGCCTTGTGGATCCTCTTGCGGGTATTCCTGTAGCTCCTCTTCTGGCTGATACTCTCGGACCGGCGTAACGTAATCGCCCCACACCGGATACGTCCCTACGTCCGGCCTGAGCCCTATGTAGGGCTCTAATGCTTTTGCTGTCAAATTGTCATCCACATATTTTTGCAGGAACGGTCTCTCCTCTGCTTCTTTCTTCGGATCGCGATTTTCATTCTGTATGTCTTTCGATTCTGACTGAAGTTCTTTTTCGCGGTCTGCTTTTGCTTTGTCCCACTTCTTGGCCTTTTCATCAAGTACATTGAACTGGGCAACCTTAGCCTCATACAGAGCCTTGCCAGCATCCCATTGACGATCTTCCGATTTGTCAAATGCAGTCTTCCTAGCAAGAGATGCTTTTTCTTGCTTATCCTCACGGTTCAGCCGATCATCTTCCGCTTTGTCGATAGCAGCTTGGGCTTTAGCTTCTTGTTCCTGTTGCTTGATTTCGAGTTCAGGACCGGATTTGTCGTATGTTATATTTCCATTATGGTCCCGAGCCACAACTACTCCATCTGGCCGCGTGAAAGTATTGGTTTCATAATCCTCTTGGATCGATGGCTGTCGCTTGTCCTCCGTTACGTACTGCGGGTTCGATCGGATCTGCTGGAGCTTCCTCATTGCCTGGCCGCGGATCGACTCCGCGGCCCTTGGATCGTTCTGGAACCGCGGACTCGTTTCGATCTCGGATATAACTTTCTGCCAATGCGACATTCGCTCTTGCTGGTTGGGCGTATATGCTAGCGACCCATCCTTCAATCCGGCTGCGACTTGCGTCTGCATCCCCTTCATCTGTTGCATTTCGGACGCGGCTTGCTGTCGATGTTGCTGCTGTTCAAGCTGCTGTGCACCCCGCATATCCTGTCGCTGTAGCATCGCGTTGTTTCGCTGCTGGTAGCCGGCTTGCTGCATAGCTTCGCCCTGGAGCCGAGCTTGTGTCGCGTACATCTGCGATTGCTGCTGCGCTTGGATCTGCCTGTATTGAGCTATTTGCTGCGCACGGATCTGGCGCTTCTGCGCATCGATCTGTAGCTGTCGGACGGAGTTCCGTTCGTAACGCTGCCCACGACCGGCAAGGTATGACGCTGGCCCCGTTATGCCGGGATCCATCGCATGTTGGACTGTGATTGGCATGATATAATCCTCACTTCAGAAAGTATTATTGTCGCTGTGCGTAGACATTTATATTCGGAGTCTGACCAGCAGGGTTCCGACGCAAGCGGCGATCCTTCCAATAATTTCCTCGCTGAAGACCGTACAAAGGACTACCTTGATACCCGCGACGTTGTGACTGTTGCGATTGCTGCCATTGTTGGGTCGCTTGTTGCATCTGCTGTTGCCATTGTTGCATTTGTGGCTGCTGCGGCATCTGTCGTTGTCCACCACCGTATCCAGCAACCGGCTGTCGCGGTACTTGATACCCGTTCAGCCACTGAGCCCCAGCCACGTACCCACCGGCCGGGAGCTGGACGTTAGTAGTCGTATTGCCTCCCCCCGAACCCCATCCACCAGGTCGCCGGCCGTATGCCTGAGCGGCTGTTGTCGGAGGAAGGCCACCTGGCTGTCGAGCCGTGTTAGCGAACTGATCGCCATACGACTTGATTCGGCCCCCCATCCCGCCCTGCACAGGATTACTACTCCCGCCCCCACCACCAGGCATAGCATTGTAGGCCGAGCCGGAGGCCTGTAGATTGCTATACTTCCTTCTGTTCCCGCCACCACTGCCCTCTCCCAATCCACCATACAAACCCTGTCCGAGCTTATCGAGCAGATCCATATAATTCGCGTTGTCCGGGTAGGCATCTGCCCGACGTTCCATGAACCCCAATCGGTCGCCCTCTAAGTTTGATTGCTCACCCTGGAGCCGTTCGTCAAGTGCTCCAAGTGCCTCGTTACGGTCTCGATCGTAACCCTGCTGGATCGACGGAGCGATCGTTGAGTTGTAGAGACCTCGGGCCGCAAGCATCTGTTGGCCGGCACCCGCGGCCGAATCGTACTGCCGATTGATCCGCTTCCGATCAATGTCGCCTCGGCCGCTCATTGCCGCGGTACGATTCTCATAACCCTTTAGGATGTCCTGGTATCGAGTCTCATTTGCGAGTCGAGCCTCTTCCTGTCGCTTTTTCATTTCAGCGATTAACGATTGAACTGTAAATGCCATAACATCACCACTTCCCTTCTGGACAGTGTTCAGAAATCATTCGTATTTTATTGATTACAGCAAACTTGCTTTTATTCACGCTACACCCACATCTCTTACAATAACCACCATCATCATAGAACGCACACGGTTCCTGGCATATATCTAAAATGGCCGCAACTTCATTGTCTGGTCTGATCTCATAGCCCGTTTCCTTCCATTTCCACATTGCGTTTACCCACAACACAGTGAGCGGAAATATGTTTATGCCGAGGCGACTAAGCCCTCCTTGGATGATAGCTCGGTCATCCTTCGTAATGTTTACGTCGCATCCCATAGGCTAAACTTCACGCTAAATGTAATTGTATCATCCTCGTCCGTAAAATCGTATGTCAGTCCGCTTTCCCCGCCCAGTAAAACGGACTGGTATGTCGTAATCGCCCATGCCGTTATAGTAAGCGTGTCATCTTGGGTAGCCGTTTGCGTGAAAGTAAGTTCGTTGCTGGTGATTACTGCGATGTTGCCCGATAATGCCGATTCCCAGGTCTCATCTGTAAAAACACAGCTTTTTGTTTGTACTATGTCATCTGAAAAATCTGTGTATTCTGTTCCCGTACCGAACGAATTACTCCCTTTGATGATATGCACGCGATGTGGAAAATTCGCTGAACCGATTATCTGATCGAGGCTTGGCGTCAAATGCGCATTACACATCATAAATGTCATAAGTCGCCTTAATATACACTTTCCAATTCGAGTTTAAGCGAAATACTGATTGTGGTGCCTACTGCTGAGAATGGTTTCGGGGCAGCAAATATCCTCCCGCCTATAACTTGGTTATAGTAGTTTATGAGTACCCATCCGTACACATTCACAGCTGGGTCTCGGGCAGCATTTTGTATGAACGTAACGGTGTCACATATCCACCATGCCTTGTCAACATCTTCCTGCGGAATCCCAGGCCAGGTTAGATTGAAACCCCGAAACGCCTTAGCCGAAATATCAGCGTAAACAGTGTTTTCAGTAAACGCATGTGTTGCGTTAAGCAAGTAAAGATTATAGCCGATCCTGGGTATACCTGTGTTCATATCATACAGTGATTCCATCAAATGATCGTTACATATTTTGAATGTCATCATTACCCTCCATCTTCAAGCGTCAGCGTCAGGATCACGACGATCTTATCGCAGGTCTGATCTATCAACACGGATGCCGAAAGCCGTCCCGCAAAAACGGCAGGGTCAACAACATTGCTCATCATGGAGTAGTATCCATAGATCGTGTTGCTAGTTACAGCACCAGTAGCAGTGAAATTTGCCGCTTCTGCAGGTGCCTTTGCTTTAGGAGTATCCCACCATACGTTTCCAAAAGTGATACCATCCTTCGCGTAACCCGTGAAAGTAGCCTGGTCTGGAGCATCATCGAAATCAGAATACTCGCTGGTCGCAACTGGGGTTAGGTTGGTCTGGAACAGCCCTAAACTGGCAGAGCCATCAACCCGACCAAGAGCGTACACCATTCCCTCAGACGCTAATGTTGCTGCCATGTTACACCTTCTCGATCTTTAATTTGAACCCGCCTGTAGTCTCTTCTTCATGGTCTATATAACCACTTGGCACCGTGTAGTCATCAAGTATTGTTAATTTGAATCCACCGTCTGCTGTCTCTACAACGTGAATGTGGTCTTCTGGTGGGTCGTATCCAACCTCGCTATCGTCAAGTATCTTTAGCTTAAACCCACCGTCAGCATCTTCTTCAAGGTGAATGTACTCCTCCGGTGGGTCGTACCCGACCTCACTGTCATCGAGTATCTTTAGCTTAAACCCACCGTCATCTATAACCGTCGTAACGTCACAACAGCAACACGCTTGAGCGATAGCCGCCTTTCCATCAACAGTCAGCGCCTCTCCTTCCCAATGCCATGCGTCTGTCATGTTTGCTCCGAGCTATCAGGGACAATCAGTAGTTGTCATCCAAGATCCATACGCGCTGTTATCGCCATTCTCTAAGACGTAGACATTATTGCGGAACCGTTGTTGATACGCAGAGCTGGCATACTGGACGCCGTTTACTGGCGTAATCTCTTCGGCACTGTGCCACGACTTCCACCCCGACAGACCAAGCATTGCCCCAACTATCCTCACCGACCGACACTCAAACTTATGATTAACTGTGTTGTATCGCATTTCCGTAACGACTTCGACGTAAGCGGGCGTTGCTGGCTGTGACGAAGAACCCGTACTTATGTACGTCCCATCAGCCATCGGTGTGACTGGGATAATCTGATTCACTTTGACATTCCAGTCGTTCAGTATCCAGACTCGAAAGACATCGCCCTTCATCTTCTGGCCGTCTATATTACACTGCTTGACGTTGACATAGCGGCTATAGATCCGGTTTGGATTGTCCGGTACAGTCGGAACACTGTTCTCCTGGGCAACGACCCAAATGAATCGCTTTTGAGCAGTGTGGTTCAGAACCTCAGTAACTCGCTGGATTGACTCCTCGGGACTGCATGGTGGCCCAGGCGGAACCAACCGAATGTCTTCATCATATTCCTCTTTAGTACCCATTAGAGCTTGAACTCCCCACCGGCTTCGCGAGTCACCGTAAGACCTTCGATCGCCCACGCGGCCGTACCGCTACCGATCAGCCGGATCTTTGCCCACCCGCCGTACATCCTAATCCCAGCTCGATTGCTACGGCCGGCAGCAAAACTACCGGAGCTGAAATGTGCTCCGACAGCCAGGTCAGACACAGCCTCGGCTGTCGCACCCACATACGCTCTCCAGGCAACCGCACCGCTCCCCACACCCAAGACACCGACTAGGCTAGTCATCATGCCTTCATGCGTTGCGTCCCCGAGCCGAAACGGGCCATATTCCACGTAGTTTGAGATGGCAGTCTCCGTATCGTCGTGTTCGACTGCATCGTCGTAATTGCGAATGTACCCGTCCCGGCATCCGAGGACCACTGAATTCCCAACCGTCACGTTCGGTGCGTAGTTGTACGTCACCCGCGGTTGAAAATCGTTATCACCAAGAGCTATTTCCCAAAACGCTTTATATTTCCAATCGATCCACCAATGAGAGCCGGCCGTGTCACCACTGTACGGAGTCACATAAACATGGACCCCCTTGTACTCATCGTCCCATTCCAAACACACAGCGTTTGCTGTAGTGTTAATATCCTTCAGCTCTTGCGGTAATCGATCTTCACCAATCAACACAACTGCCGAGCTGCATGGAGACGGGGCCATCATGTAGATACCGCGACGACCGGCGAAAACAAGCCATTGGTCTGGCGTAATCGTCCAAGCAGTATTGGACACAATCCCTACAGTTTTACTCGCTTGGCATAGCGTCCCACCGTAAGCCGGATCGCCCGTAAGGATCCATATTTCATCGTTCCCACCAAACACCAAGAGGTTGCTCGTAAGTGGCACCAGGGCCGTAATTGGCATCGAAGTGGCGCCGGCTTCTGCGTTGTTGGCAGACACGGGTCGCTGCGTATCTGACGAATAGGCGCCGTAGTTCCAATCGGTAAAGTCGCCCATGCGGCTCATGTACCAGAGCCCATCCGGGCCAGCCAGCACCAGACGGTCTCGGTAGACGCAGATAAGTGGGCAATCGTCTGGAAGACCGCTTTCTATAGTAAGCGTGTCGCCGGACGTTTCGCCACCCGTGACCGTCTCACCCAGGACAACAAACGACCCATCTTCATCCTCGCCAGTGATATTCCCAGAGAGAGTGACCTCAGAGGAATTATCAACCGAGCTAATCGTGTACTCTTCTTCCGTGGAGAGGAACCTAACCTTAAAACCTTCCATGTTGTCAACAAAGATACTGGACGTTGACTGTAGGTTAGAGCTGCCGTTGCCGTCACCCGACATAGCACCGAAAATATCGTCATAGTCAATCGTCCACCCGATTATTTCAGTCAGTTCCACTGTGGTCGTATTAGTCACGCTGAGTATCTTGTAAATTTCCCCGGTAGCAGTAAAGGTTACTGTGTACCCCTCCATCCCGGTTGCAAAAATTGCCGTTGTTGCAACAAGCGTAGTCGAGCCGTTGCAGTCGCCGTTCATGGTCCCGGTCGTATCGGCCGGCATAATGAGTGCATTAGAACCGTCACTCAGATCGTAGACGATAACGTCCACATTATCGCTACGGCCGGGATCCGCGACATACAGTTTGCCGGCATGAGGAGCTGAGAAGACCTGGTTGTTCCCCGTCTTAATAAAGTCAACTCCATCAGCCGCCAAGGTGCCAGGCGTAGCTCGATCGGTGCAGAGTGTTTTGTTAGTGCCAATGGCCGCAATCGTTCGCAACCCAGTACCATCGGTCGCAATAATGGAATCAAGGAGGACCGTACCCGTAGTTGTTTTCGCAGCAAAGGTACGCTCTAACCCCGGCCGGCTCCCACCTCGATCTCGATCTTCAAGAGCGCCAGTCCATCGCACATTCACAGCAGCACGGGTAGTGAACGGTGGCTGACGTTGATAAGCACCCCGCCTGTCCAACCCCTGCGCCGGAAAAATCAGGTCTACAGTTTGTTTTGGCATGATAGCTCATTTTATTTTGATTGGACGTTCAGTTTCCCAGTACACGCCGCGCCAGCAGCCGCTAGCGTGATTGTCATTGCCGCACCAATGTCACCACTGAACCCATGCTCGATCACGACTCCACGGGCTCCCTTAAACGGGACACTGAGTACAATATCGTCCTGTCCGGTAGTCGAAAGTGTCAGAGAGCCACCAGTAGGGTCATCGTCATACGAGAACAATACTTGTTCGACCGAATGATACGTTCCCGCTGTCGCAGCCAGGGTGACGATTGCGGCCGTGTTAGCGGCTGGATGATGCTTATCCCAATTCCGCTTTACGTCTCTGTTTGGTGTACTACGCATTATTTCCTCACAAATTAAGTGCCAAAGATAAATCTAGGCCGGAGCCTTCGCCCAGGCCACCACCACCCGACAATGTTTCCAGTTCCAACGCACCCATATCCCAGACTGAATTTTGGGGTCGCCAGTTATCTGATTCTAAATGCAAAGCATCGTTATCGAATCCTGCAATAGTCTTTCCTGCTGCCAGGGCATTGGAGCCAGCTTTTAGATTATGATCTGAACCCTCTGTCGCAAATAGATCGCCTGGAGTTTGGTTGATTATACTGCCGCTTCCGTCCCAGTTGTTCGCCGTCGCATCTTCGGAACAGTTGTTGTTGCCTGTTACTGTTCCGCGAGCCACGCTAGCTGAAAAATCAGTTCCATTATTGGTGCAGATGTTATTCTCAAGAGTAACATTGTGCGTTACTTCCGCTTTCTCTTCAGATTCATAAACAGTAATTCCAGCACCAATGCAATTATCTATCGTGTTGTTTTGTATGGTACTAGTAAGCGAAGTCGTGTTACCCTTTTCTTCAAAGCCCCCCGAACTTATCCCCATGTGCATCTTTCCAGCACCGTAGATGATATTATTTTTTATGGTACAAGTCCTACCCGGCTCCTCTATTGCTATATGAAGTATCCCCTTAGACAAAGTGGAATGCGCAGCGGCAGTCACTATTAAATTGCTATCAAGCACAACAGCATCATGATAATGTGGTATGCTGATGCCGTATACACCACCCGTATTATCATAGCTAATCCGGAAACCTTCGACTCTAACATAGTCCACACCGACGGTAACTCCAGTCACGTTTCCAGTCGAGTGTATCCAGGCACCACCGCTCCCAAATGTACCATCATGCCTCTCGGCTAACGGTGTAAAAACTCGCACATAATTCGATGAGTCAGCATTTGACCAGCCTGTAATAGTACAAGGCCCAAGCTCAGTCGTACTATTGTAGCACTCAAAAGCCACCACACCACGACCCGCCAAATCACCATCTTGGGCGTTCTCTGCCGTCTGCAAAACGGTATAATCCTTGCCACCATCTGGATCTACTGTATGTGTTTCAGCCATCGTAGTTTTCCCTATACGCTTTTCGCATCTGTTCTAAACAAACGGCGCAGCATATCTTGAACTCTTCAAAGTCTATCTTCCCGGCACCAAGGTCTGCTTTTGCTCTACGAAACCCAAAACAAGCATCTTTGAATACACATATCTGGCATTTGGCCCACATTCTTTTGCTACCACAGTCAGCCTCTTTTCCTTTGCACCATTCACAGCTTGGAATTGTGGGGAGTTCATCATTCTCAAGAATAGAAACTCCCACAGCGTTCCACTGATCCCTTACGTCAGTTGCCTTTTGTAGCTCATTTTCCATTATTACAACCTTGCTTTCTCGTCTAATGTCATGTCAGCTAACTCAAGGCTATCTTTACCTAGAGGCTTAACGGCACTCGTTTCCTTGGCAGGGTTCAAAGCGTCCGTATCCTTAAATGCCGCATGGTCTACCTTGTAACGAGATCGATTGATAACATCGTTCTCCGGGCCAAAAGGGGTTTCTACTTCTTCAACAACTGCATAGGGATGTACCTGTAAACTCCGCTTGCCCATCTCGGCTTCAATCGCATCATCTTTCAGGAGCACAATGAGGAACCGTTCCTTCTCTTTCTTGCTCCAGATAGCAGGAGATTTCTTGACGCAGATAATATCACCGACTTGCTTTTCGGCAGTAGCTTTACCGCCGATTTTGCCTGTTTTATTATCTCGTCTTAGATCAACTATCGCTTCTAGCATTTCTTACTCCCGAACTAAGGCCGGATTCGTCGCCCGACCTTAGTTCGCCTTCATTAGTAAGTTTTCACGCGACCACGGTTACGCCAGTAGAGCGTGTCCGTAAAGACGAACGATAACCTGTCCAGCGTTATAAACGCCAGTTGCCGCAGTAGTGTCACCCTCTACGAGATAGAGGTAATCGTTTGCCGTCAAGGCTGGGACGTTGTTGACGAACAAATTACCAGCAGCGATACCGCCAGTATTTATCACAACATCGTCCACGGGGCCGTCGTATTCAACATCCCCATCATCCTCGGCACCAAGGTCGATGTCGGCAGTAATCGTCGCCGTCCCTTCGCCTGGAGTCTCAAGGCAGAGCATTTCGACACGATAAACGACCCCGCAGGTCGCAACAACGTATCTACCGATAATCGCGGCACCACCAGCCACAAGGCCGATTGCATCTTTTGCGGCAGTACCCACGCAACCTAGACCCGTCAGGTCAACTTTGATCTCGGTGATGATCGTACCGTTCACCGTGCGACGGGTAGTGATCGGGGCCATTGCGGTTCCAATAGCTCCAGCACCATGCTCTGCCGCCAAAGTCGTACTGGTTTGGATGGGCATATTGCCCGTGGCGATAGCAGCCGAAGCTAACGTCGCCAACGTGTCCACCGTCAAGGTATCCAAGTCCAAGTCGATCAGCTCCAGGGCAACACCCTCGGAGTTGAGAACTCGCCAGTAGTAGCTCGATCCAGAGCTGACACTGTAAAGGACAACAAAGTCCCCAACATCAGCCAGAGCAAACTCCGTTGTCCCTGCTTGGTCGTAGCCACCAGTAACGGTGACAGTACAAGTACCGCCGTCTGTTTTCAGCCCAACCCCGAGCAGTTGTCCCGCGGACGTCGGTTGAGCTACAATTCGCGTTTGAACACCCGTCGTAACGATCCGGACAAACGCTCCCCATCGATCCACAACGATCGTACCAGCATCACCTGGGTCAGCGATACATTTATTAGCCTCAAATATGTCGGCTAAGACTCTATGAGCAGTCATTTTGATTCTCCATTAAGGATTATAGTAAACAGTATAATCATCCCTGTCATGTCGCGGTTGGACCACGCGGCCGCTATATCGATCGCTGTTGTAACCGATATTTGCTTGCGAATGTCGCTCGTCAAGGGCCACTGACGCTTGCAACCTTTCAAGGAAGAGTTGGTGTTCCGTTCCCGGCCCACCTCGTAACGCTTGTAACTTATCCCAGCATGATTGAAGCAAAAGCTCGATGTGTTCAGGACCGCCAAACGGATTCTTACCCGCGGCAAGTTTCGATGGCGAGATCATCATGCGATATTCAAGTCTGTAGTTGTCGTCAGGTGTCGGATACATCACGATCGCCCACGATTGGGTTGCCGTGCCGGCTGTCACCGGAATAGTAGCGACCATTTGTGGTTTCCCGGTCGTATCGTTAAACTGTCGATTCTTCCGAATAACCGCTTCGCTCGTCAGCAGAACTTCAATGTACGTCTGTTCGTCACGATAGGTAACGCCACCCAACAACCCAGCAAAATCAGAGTCGAGCTCATAGCCCCACGCTGATGTAAGAGTAAACGTATCATCTGCCGTCTCGCCGGCAATCGTCGCACTGGTAAGGGTGCCTGTACCGGACGATGCTGTAAGCGTGTAGCTATTGCCGCTGGTATCGAAGGTAAGAGTTGCACCTCGAAACCACGTTGAAAAAATCGATTGCGTTGCGGTAATAGAATTGGAACCGTTTGAATCACCGACAGAAGTGCCTGTCGTTGGTCCAACTGACGTCCCATCAAGGGGCGTCAGGAAGCTCCATTGGTGTGTAGTGTGCCTACCGGGAAGTGGTGGAGGAAAAAGCATCTGCCGATAGCCGCTTTGCAGAACGTCTTCGACCTGAGCAGCTTCTTCCGTTGACCAACTGGCCGACGTCCGGCCGTATCCGGCCCGTCCACCAATTAAGGCAATCAGCTCTTCGTAGTCTAGCGCTAAACTTGTCATAACAAATTCCTAAGCCCACCCGGACAAGACTGCCCGGGTGGGTCAAAGTATTTACTTCCAGACTATTACCCCAACTGGACGATCTTAATCCAGTCAACACTGACAATGTTCTCGGTCGCTGTGCCAACTTTTGTGGCAAGCAGCCAGGACATTGCTATCTCGTCTGGGAACGCCGTCAAAGCAACTTGCGTTGACGTAATATGTTCAGCCAACTCGATATTGTTGACATAGATGTCAAACGCATCCGTTTTGGACGGATCATAGGTGAACCCGAGTTTGATGTACGTGTCCGCGACCATCGCGGAAACGTCCATGTCAGTCAGAGTCAAGGACTCCTTCTGGCAAACAAGCTCGATCTGATCGCCATCAGCGGATAGAGTTCGGAACCCGAGGAACGTCTCGTCGGTTTTCACGGCACCAGTATCGTCCACTAATGCCTCAGCATCAGCAATTGAGCCGGACGTCGCTCCAGCGGCCAAGCCGTTGAAAAACGAAACGCCATCGTTAGCGACCGACTCGATCTTCATTCGAGTCTCAAACCAAAGTTTACCCTTGGTCGTATCGATAATGAACGGCGCGCCATAGGCATGAAGAGTTCCTTCATCATTATCGTCATCGTTACCGGAAACCTGACAGATTCCGTACTGAGCCAATGCTCCACCAACGATGACACCAGTGTCGCCGTAGTGGGCATACTTGCCAGTGACCGAAGCGGCACCAGCAACGAAGGTCGGAAGATTTTCAAAATCATCTTCAAAGATGATTCCCGGCACCATGCCGGATTTGATTGCTAACGTGGGGCAATCGGCCCATATAGCGGGTGAAAAACTGCGATCGGTATTGGCACCGGACAAGTTCTTCTTCATTTGTGTTGCAAGTGGCATAATATATGTTCCTTCCGTGTCTATATGACGGGTAAAACTAGCACTGTGCTAGCTGTTCGTTACGGGACGTACATAACAAAGTTACGACGTCGGTTCTTGCACTGGAGGTTCATCGTACAGTCAATGAACGTGGTCAGCGAACGGTGCTGACTGCCAGAACGAGTATTGGTTTCATGGAACCATTCACCACGTAGGAAAACGACTTCCATTACCGACCAGTCAATTCCATAGAACGGATTGGCGGTATCCGCATCCAAATGCGGAACAGTCTGGATCGAGACACCGTGGAAGGTCGAATCCTTACCACTTAGGTCGAATCCAAGATTGTCGTTTTGGTTCTTGGTGTACTGGGTCACACCCTTCTTCACGGCCCAGTTGGTGTAGTAGCCGTACCCACCAGCAGCCTTGCCTTCAGGTATCACAACCGGGTTAATGAACCCAGTATATTCTGACGCTTTTCGCAGGGAATCGATGAAATCATCCTGCGTTATTTCGTCATAGCCTGCCGACCAATTGGACCAATTGGGGTACGTAGTTGAGCTAAGACCAGCACAACCAGCAGCGTAACCTGTGGGGTTGCCACCATCGAACCCACCACCAACGGTATCGTTCGCTCGTTGCAACCAATACTTGATCCCAAACATCGGAGCATCTTCGGTCGCTTCGCTTCCTGTCGGCTCGGCCCAGAACTGATCTTCAAACAGTTCTGTCATACCGATCAAACAGTCAGCTCGACGAGCCTTCATAATGTCCGCGAGATCTCGCTTGTCGATCCCCTTGAACTGTGGTTCCCGTTCCTCGGCCGAGTAATCGGACGTAACGTGTCGCCACGGAACCTGTCCCGTCTTCAGCAAGTCTGATTGGGACGGAGTATCAACAGCATGAAGCGCTGTTGAGTGAGCTCGGCCATTTTTTGCAACCATCGCACTGAACTGAAGTTGCTGACCTATTTTTTCCTTTTTCTTCTGCTTCAAAATGTGTGGCATCGCCACGTACCGATGCAAATCGGTTGTCAGGAGCGTAAAAGTCAATGGCTTATACGCTTTCTGGACAGCGGTTACAACATCGGCAATATCTTCGATCTGCAATGCAGGATTTGCCATTGTGTTCTTCTTTCGTATTATTTACGCAACATCAACCGAGCTTTGCAATTTCTCGCTGAAGATCCGCTTCCGCTTGATCTTCCGTTACCGGACCAACAGGTGGCGAGTCGGCACTGCCGTCAGGCATCCGACTCATATACCGACCTTCGGCGGTTCGCAATCGATCATGTTGTTGTTGCTGGGTTTCTTTTTGAACATTCCGTGGATGTTGATACTGATAAGCCCGATTGAGAATGTCCGCTTCGGATTCATTCTTTCCGGACATGGCCGACACCTCTCGGAACTGTGCGAAAATATCACACAATTCCAATCGGTTTTGTTGCTCGGTGCTATTCGCAGAAAGATCCGTTATCTTTCCTTTCCCGAACAAATCAGACCGATCCAGTTTATCCAGCTCACCATCAAACCACTGATCGAACTGCTCCGCTTCACGACCTTGGGACTGCGACGTTAGTTCGTCAAGCCGTTTGGTCAATTCCGAGATCCGTTCGTCATGGTACTTGTCTCTATCCACAAGTTCCGATTCATACTTATCCTCCGGTAAGGGATCCGGTCCCTTTGGAAGATCGCCAGGCTCGGCCGGTGGTTTCGCGGCCGCGTCTGGGGGCTTAGGATCGTTTTGCTGCTGGTGCTGATACAACGCCATCATGCTACGATCGATCGTGTTCAGGGTGCTCTCAAGCATACCGGCCGACTGAAGACCTTTAATTTGCTCTTCAGTGAATCCGGCTATCCCTGCACGGGAAAGTAACTGAGCATCGACAGCAGGCGGGTCTTTCGGCGCACCTACTCCCTTGTCAGTCTCATCCCCCTTCTTGGCGCGGGAAGGATCGTCCACGGTCAAGGTATCTACTGGTTCGGTTGGCTTAGTGGGCTCAGTTGGTTCAGTTGGCTCAGTTGGTTCACTGGGTTTGTCCAGTGCATTAAGTTCCTTATCGAGAACTGCGTCCATCGCATCTTCGCTCTCAACTGGGGCCACTGCATTTTGCGTATCTACTGACATCTCAATTCCTCCGTTAAGGTTTAAGGATCACTCCAACAACCATCGTTATCTACCGCACCGACAGCACGGGCGTATTTGTTACGCATACGATGATCGCCAAAAATAGCTTGATTGGTAGCTGGATCGAAGTCCACTCGACAACCATGCTTCCGTGCATGAGCCCGAGCGGCTACTTGCTGAGAGGGATGGATTCCTAGCGAATCCGATCGCATTTCTTTAGCACCTACCAGTGCCGGACATGGCAATGTGGCGCTTTTTCTTGGCCCCAATTGTCGCTTTCGCAACCTCTGCTCCGCGGGTATCACCCTCCTCCGCTGGTTATCCCATTAGCCTCTGACGCTTGCAACTTAGAACCCATCAACATGCGTGTCAACGCATCATTTTGGCCGTCCTGCGTCATGCCGGGACGCCCTTCACGGATAGTTTTCCGGGTCGTTACAGGGGCTTGAGACGCCCTGTGTGACGCGCCCTGGCCCTGTGCCATCGTGTTCAGATCGATGATTTTCAAGATGTTCTTCAGTTCCGGCAGATCAAGGTATTCGCTCAATACCCGTAAGAATTCGTTCAGATCAGGCGCCTCTTGCATCATTCCAGACGCCATTGAAGGCATAACTACCTCGTTCCAGATTTTGATTAGGAGCTGACCACGTTGTTCCGGAGACCGATACTGGAGACTGTACGGAACGATCTTCATTTCATAGCCGTCGTATAGGCCGGCTTGCTGGTTTTCCGTTCGCTCGACCGACCAATAGCTCTCGGCCTGTAGGTCCGTACCCGGATAAACCTTCTGGATTGGGATCCGCGTGACCTGATCGTGCCACAACCAATATCGCATAGCTTCAAAGATCTCAACCACGAAGTCGGTAGTCTCTCGCTGCATGTGCTCAATCTTCTTGCTTGCGTTGGCCGCTAGCAATTGGTCCTGGCCCACCGTTCCGGACTGCGCTTGCAATCCACCGAGAGTATCAAGGTTCCCACCCTTCCGTGAAAAGATCTGCGACGTCTGGATCCACATCGCCATCGACTCGTTGTTGATCCCGCCCGAGGCTTTCTCTTGGACCATATTGGGGTCTCGCATACCGACCATATCACCATCGCCGGCCGATTGTGCTATCTCTGCATCGTCCTTGAAACCCGTCTGGTACGCAGTGTACACTTTCTGGCGAGTAGCCTGGTTGACCAGTTTGTTGAAAATCGAGTTAGACAGGTCGTGCAAGTCAACCAAATCGCCAAGGATAGACTTAGGCATAACCTGATCGACAATTTCCGCGTACCACAAGAAAATGTACGGCCCAGTTACCGGCCCAGTCCATTTCTGCACCTTCGCTATCGTACCGTTACCGTCAACTGGTATCGTCACAATCACTTTCTCGCGGGGTAGCCAGATGTCCCAGAGCCATACCTTCGGAACCAGGTCATCCTCCCGCATCGCATCCGACCCGCGTGAGATCATAGCGGTCGAATCTGCATTGTTTGTAGCACCGATTGTATGCGGACCACCGGCTGGAATGTCCGACTCCTTAATATCTTTCCCGAGGTACTCGCCCAGATCGCGACGATCGACACGGTATCGATGTCCACAGAACTGCACATTGCCATCGATTGAATCGGCACTGAAGTCATGTACCCACTGATCCATAGAAATAACATCGATAGCAATCTGTCCAACAGCACTCATACCGTTGATACCAAGATCGGGGAATGTCGCCTTGTTGTCGATATGCCGAGCAAGGTTAGTACCGACCCGCGCAATCCCCATCCCGAATATCGCCTGCTGGACGAGACGCTGAACCTTTCGTCGCATCTTCATCCGTTTGGCTTCCTTGTCTAACGCCAGCGATTGATCGTAGGCGATTGCCGACTGAGCGGGGTTGTGTGCGACTACAAGTGCGCGAGGATCGCCACCCGCTAGTTGCTGCACCCATGTTTCGATCGCTTGAGCGACCTCGTTCACGGAAGTCGATTGGTCGGCCCCGTTCTCTGAATAATGACTGCCGGCGTATCGTTTGACAAACTCTTTCCGTTCGTCACGAAAACTCTGCATTTTCTTGTCGGAGCTGTCAACTGCTGCTAGCAATTTAATCCGACCGTCAACTGTATTTGGGTCCATCATATCACCTTCTATTTGAATTGGAAAATTGATCCGGATTGACGTATGCTTCGCTCTCGCTTCTGGCGCCGGCCAGCTAACGAAGCACAAGATACCGGCACCACAGTCTCAATTACTTGCGACCGTTCACCCTTAATTACATGCCAACTTAGAGCGTCGGCAATTACCCTGTCGCCGTGTTGCGATTTAGCCCCGCTAGGGTCTTCACGATTGACTACAGTAGACACATGCTCTACCGATCCATCGCCTGTGAACATATACTCCATTGACTCTCGTAACGAAAGCTCGTCGCGATTGAGGCAGTTGTCGGTCTCTAGTGCCTGTCGGTAGTTGCCCAACAACGACAGCTTATTGTCCTTACTGGGATACCAACCGGGAATGTCGGAGGCTTTTTTTGAAACCTGGTCCTCCGGACGTCGGAAGTAGCAATTCAGGTAATCCAGAGCAATTACCCGATCACCGAACTGTCGGCCGGTCCCTTGCGTCTCCCAGATCAGGAAAGCGTTCCCGAGCCAGCGACACAAAGCCACAGCCTGGCCGGCAAACGATTCTGGCGAGATCATTGGATTCACATACGACCCCACTTTCTCCTTCGTCACTTTATGCCAGATGCTTGCCACACTGTTACTCGCACCCGTACCCGCGGCCGCATCACAGCCAATCACGTACTGGTTATTGCCTATGATCGGTTTGCCGGCGCCGTCCAAGTTAATCCATAGCGAGAGCCGGCCATTAACATTCTGTCGCCACTCCAAGGGGAGTCCGGTCTCTCGTTCGTATTCCAAGTCGCCGGTCAGTAGTGGAGATCGAGCGTACTTCTGAACTACTTCCTCGATAATTTTAGCTTTGAAGAACTGATGGCCCGAGCCAAGGAAGTCGATGTCGAGCTCCTGAGCAATCTCTTGCAAGGACGCGGCCCGTTCGCATTGTAGGTCGTACCAAGGCGAACGGATCCGATCGTCCAAAACAAATTCGTAATCTACTTCATGTTCGTACTCCTTATCTACGAGCTGGAGCTCACCTTCCGTACTCTTGTACAGCCCCTTGTTCTTTAGTGGGTGCTGAGTCCAATGGAATCGCAGTTGCGTAATCGGTCGCAGTGTCATCGCGTAGTAGGCGTTAGCAGTGCCTTGTGGTGTACTGTTGAAAATCCGAGAGTTGGTTGCGTCACGGGTGGAGGACAGAACGTGGAACCCGTTCGGCACCCCAGCAAACTCGTCTAGCAGAATACTCGTTCGTCTATCGCCTCGGGCCACATTAGTTGTCGTTGCTTCACCATCGATTACCGAGCCGTTCTCCGGGTTCTCAAAGTGGTTGCTGAGTCGATGCTTCTTCTTAATGAAGCCTGCCGGCATCAGCCATTTCGGTTGGTGCTTGTGTAGGAAGTCAACTTTCCAAAACAGGCTCTTGCTATCGCCAGGTTTGTCCACACCCTCGGCCGTTCGGGCAACGATTAGGAAACTGTTGTAAGAGTAAAAATGCCACAGCCATTCGTAGACCATCAGACATAGCCAACTAGCACCCATATCTCTCGACTTCTTGATCAACAGGTCGCCACCGTTCCGGGTAACGTCGAGTATCGAGCGGATCGCTTCGTCTTGGTAGTCATAGGTAACGAACGGGATCTTCTTCAGCCACGGTCGGCGGGGGTCGAACGTCCAGACGAACGTATTGACGTAGAACAGCATATCCAACCGACACGCCTCACGGAGCCCACCGATCGCAGACGGATGTTTCATTAGGTGTTTGGCAATCGCTTGGCGGTACAACAGGTTCTCTCGGACGGTCTTGGGGACCAGGTGGTAGAACGGTTCCTCAATTTCAACTCGCGTGTCCGATAAAAACGTGTTATTCTTTTTCACGCCATCGCCCTCGCTGAATCACAAATCAACCGAATCATCTCCTCGATCTCCTTGACAGCCGTCCTCGCTTCCAGAACGACGTCCTTGTCTTCATTGTCATCTTTCAATTTACTAATGATCGTGTCTCGTTGCCTGTAAAACAGGTCCGGGTTCTTCAACGCGAAGCAGAACCGGCCCCAGGCGTTTCGAGACGGGCATATCTTCAGCGGCTCCTTAGTTGACCACCGGCCAAGCGAGTCGGCTACCCACTCAACTTCCTCCCGCGGAGAGGCTGTCTCTTTCTTTCTGAACCGCGGCGGGGTCGGCATACCAACAGAGCCAGCATAGTCAGGAGAATGGGACGAGGTTTCTAAATCGACAACAGTACCGGAGGTGCTACCGTTGGATTCGAGAAACCGTGCAGAGCATTTGTCGGAGGCCGCTTCTGCCGCTTTAGCGCGTCCCATTCCCCCATTTCGTAACGACTCGACCATCTTATCCCGTACCGCCCTGTACTCGTCCCATTGGCCTGATTTCCTTAACTGATGATAAATTTGCATTTTTGATCTACTCATAACACCCCACAATTACCAACTCCCCCCATTTGGTCAACATTATTTTTTTGGCCGTTTGGGCGTCTCGGGGTAGCTCAGAGGCAAAATCCATGTTAAGAAAAGGGCATATCGCAGGGTGGAGCAATTGGTAGCTCGTAAGGTCCATAGCCTTGAGGTTGCGGGTTCAAGTCCCGCCCCTGCAATCTTTTTCTTACTCTTTTGGTACGGAGGACCAAGATGTCTGATAATGAAACCCAACAGGAACCAGAACCGACAAACGATGAGGATCCGTGTCTGTCGCGGTTCGCAGTCTGTATGAAATGCACTTTCGTTGACCTCGATCGGGGTGAGTATCGTTGCGGCAACCCAAGCCACGAACGGATCCCGCTCCCGAACCCTGTCACGGGGGTAATAAAATACTACCCGAAGCAAAACGAATGTCTACGCGGTACGAACCCACTCGACTACCCATCCGTAGAGGACCAGCGGTATCCGCTCTGCAAGGTCTTTAACTCTCGCGGCCGATGTAAGAAGTTTAAGCTGAACCCACTTGCCGCGGCTATCGTGCAGCCCAACAGGATGGTGGAAGCACCAGCACCAAAACTGTACAACCCGTCCGCACTAGCCCCCGTACCGCTCGACAGTCCACCAGAACCGCCAAAGCCATCTCAGTCACCCGAAAAGGACTACTACTAATAATGGCAATGAACATTTGCGTGAAGTGTACCTACGATAAGGACGGGGTTAAGGTGTGGAGGAACCACAGGTGCCGGCACCCGTCTGTCAGGCGGGGCAAGATTCTGAACCCGATCACCGGCATCATCAGCTACTTGCAAGGCAGTATCGAGCAGTTCCCGCTTTGTCGCGACGTCAACTGTCACGGCACCTGTAAGCTCTACGAGGAGCGGGAGGACAAGCGCACTAGAAAAAGAAGGAAGCAATGAGTAAGAAAAAAAGAATAACCAGTAGACCCGCAAGGAGAACTGTAACGTCAGGGGTGTTGCGTTACATCGAAGGGGCTGGGTGGGACTGGTTGATAGACCCAAACAATGACCCCTTTCTCTGCTACGGGCTAAGTGTGCAGAAGCGTTTGCACGTTCCACCAGCCAACCAAGCACACAAGTACCGATTCTGGGTCACACTGAGCACGCACCAAGCACCGAATAAAAGCAGAACGCAGATGTTCATTCAGTTCAGACGCGGTAAGCCTAGGTGGCGAGATTGGGAGCCGGCACTTGACGAAGAACATCAATGGAGAATGTTGTGTCCACCGCTGATGAAATTGGCGTGTTCACTGTTCCCTGACATTTCACGCAATATGTTGTTGCAATACCGGACAATCTACGTCAATTTGTGGTATCAAGAAAAGTAGAAAACCAAAACAAAGGAGAGATGCAAATGAGCCCGACAATCGCACACCTGTACCAGCGGATCAAAACCTTAGAAGAACAAAGCAGCAAGCGGGAGCACCTACTCCACCTGAAAGCACGACAACTCGCGACCGCGACCAAGGAACTGGCCGAAGCCAAGGAGGCCGTCCCGTCAGCTTTCGCCCCGGTAGCACTCATGCTCCCACACGATCCGACAGGACTGAAGATCAAGCGGCTAATGCGGGGGTTCATTGAGGCGATTGAGGACGAAGGGGTGAATCGGTTTGCTGCCACGGAACCAGGCTTGCCAACGCAATCACCATTAGATCCACCTAACTATGCTAACTACATCCGGAAGGTGGCCGCGGCTGTTCTAACGCGAGTCAGGACCAGAGACTTCCCGCCGGCCGGCGTCCCCGGACAGGAAGTTTATTTCGAGCCGAAAGAGGAGAGGAAGGAAAAGGAAAGGGAGGAAGGGGAGGAGTGGAACAAAAGCCTACTCTATGGTAATGCCGGTATCGACCTCGCAGAAGAAGGGACCAAATCCAAGTCGGCCAAGATGATAATCATCAACACCCCGCAAGGGATCATGAACACAATGTACGACAGAACGTACAAAAACTTTGCCAGGATATACTATACCGATTCCCCAACAGGGATCCCAACAGAAAGCAAGATTAAGATGGACCAAAAAGAGAAGCTCAAAATCGCCTTGATGGAATACTGCCGCGACCAACAGGCAATTCGGGACGCAGAATTCACGCTGGTTAAATCACGCGATCAGCATCAAGCGTCGAGCGACGAACTGATCCGCGTGATGAAGGCAATCGGATGTAAGAACGCCGTCTTTAGAAACAATGTGTATTGCATCAACAGCCTGAATAAGATCTTTGTCAAGCCGTTCGATAACTGTTCTATCGTAATCGAAGACTAGACGAACCGAGGACGGTATGCTTCGTAAACCTTGTCTCATGTGCGGTGTGATGATGTCGAACGCTATCCCACGGATAAACCCAATAACAGGTGCAGTATTGTATGTTTGTGAGGATTGTGCTTCGGGGAGGAAGTGCCACATAGGACGAGCACCCAAACGAACATTCCCCATCGAGGCAGCGGACCTACAGTATCATGGTGGGATGTTCCACCGAGGCGAATGGTAATAAGGAAAACAGACCAAAATGAGAAACAAGCCCAAGAAGCCCACCAAGCCCAAGCTCAAAAAGCTAGCACAAAACCAAGAGCTCTCTCTCGGTGATGGCGTATATGCCAAGTACGATCACAATGATGGGATCTGGCTCCGGGCGTCCGGGCTGCTAGGTGCCGATCAGATCATCTACCTGGAGCCGGAGGTGCTAGACACACTGAACAAACACGTCGCCGCGGCTAGAACGATCCACTTGCACGAAGCGGGAACGTGCAAGTGGAAATACGACGGCGACCGATGGATCACTGAATGCAAAAGAGAGTGGACATTCACTGATGGCGGGCCTGTCGCGAACCGAATGGATTATTGCCACGGGTGTGGCAAGCCAATTGAAGTGGTTGCCTGATTCCCTGTGAGATCGAATTCCGGATTCAAAAGTAGAATCCAAATAAACCGAATGGAGAACCTAATGGAACGCGAACAACAAGTCAAAATGATCCTGGAGGCACTAAAGAGGCTCAATGAACTGCGTAAGGAGGTTGAAAAGCTGATTGTCCAGGTTTGCTTGCCCGATCCCCTGCGTGAATCAGAAAAGGAGAAGATGCTCAGGGACTATAAGGAACTCTATGTCCCGTTGACAACCCCAACCCCAGACGACTTCATCGAAAAAGACGGCCAATGTGTAATCCACCACTGGCGTTATGTAAGCGTCGTCTACAGCCGTCCCGGTCCCAACATTCGCATACGCAGGTGGTGTCGAAAATGTGGACTGGAACAGGTCGGTGAAGTTTGGGACTGGCGAAATCCACGGGATGGCGAGTTTGATGAACCAGCATCACTCGCAGCAGAAAGAGGAAGCAGGAATACTGGATCAAATCAAAGGAGGAAAAACCGTGAATAAAGACAGAACCGCAGTCTTAGCAAACGCCAATGCAATTCTAGCAGCCGTCAAGCTGATGCTAGAAAAACCAAAACCAAACCCAGACCCAGACCCAGACCCAAAACCAAACCCAGACCCAAACGACGAGGGTGAGGAAGAGAACGATGGCCGTCACAGCGACTTCGACGCTCAGGCTCTCGAAGCATGTCGTGCGATGGAGCGGTATATCGCCCAGGCCAGAGGTGAGGCACTTGGTTGGATGTTCGCGGAGGCTTGTGTCAGTCTGGGTGCAGGAATCGATATAAGGACGATAAATGTACACGCTATGATCGAACGAGCGGTAAAAGAGTTGAGGTAAAAAATGGACAAACAATCAGAAGAAAAAGACGGGCAATGTGCAATCCATCACTGGAGTTTTCATCGCAGCGCATCCACAAAGTGTTGTGGTACGTGTCTCCACGCAGTGATGCCTTTGGGCGAACCATTGGGACCGTTGCGATGTGAAGCAATGCTAAAAGGCACACACAAGAACACACACCAGGGGGCTGCTGTCTTCATGCACAATGTGTGTTACTACTGGCAACCGAAAAAGGAAAAGAACATGAAAAACATAGCACTAAGTGCAGTCGATGGCTCTAACCTCTACCCATTCGATCCAAAACGATCAAAGATCTCAATCGAAACAATCGCGACCGGACTGTCTAATATCTGCCGATACGGTGGACAGGTCAAAGATTTCTATTCAGTTGCCCAACACTCAGAGCTCGTATCACACATAGTGCCCCTGCGATTTGCAATGTGGGGGCTCTTGCATGACGCAGCAGAAGTTTGGATCGGTGACATTCCCGCCCCGCTACGTAATGGTATGGGATGGATACACGACAGCGTGTTCTATCCCATCGATGCAGTAGAGAGCCACATTTTAGACTACGTTGCCGAGACGTTCGGGTTGGAGCCAGGTATCCCACAAACGGTCCTTACAGTGGATTTAGAAATTCGTAGCAGCGAACAGGCAGGGTTTCTATCTCCGTGGACACCATCAGAATCATACAGCATGTTCCTAAATCGATTTAATGAACTAAACTAAAATCCAAATCCAAAAAAAAGGAGACACAGTGATGGGCGATCCCACACAAGGATTCATCTACTTAGGCGACGGCGTGTACGCTTGCTATAGCGGGCCAGGCGTTTGGCTCCACGCAAACGATCATCTAAACCCAACCGACCGAGTGTACCTGGATTTAAGAACGCTTGACGCACTCAATAAATTTGTTCAACACTCACAAAAGGAAATTTTGCTCAAACATTCACAAAAAGAAATGAAGATGGAACAAAACGAGGAGCCAAAGTGATACCAGCAATTAAAGCTAAAATCAGAAGTTTCTGCTGTCGCCACGGCCGGCACAAATGGGTTGCGTCACGATGGCTCATGGGCAACGAGAAGAGATACGTTCTGGTCCGTACCATCCGGGTATGCTCTTGGTGTGGCCGACATGAGGTAATCGGAAACCAGTCGTACACAAACGCTAAAGAACGGTTTGCCGAGCTCTACGAAACACCGACTCGCATGGAACGTATGCCCGACCCCAATGGGGGGTAGGGGGCAATGAAAATTGCAAATTGTGTGTACAGTTAATATATATACAGAGGGCTCGGCCGGCCGGGGGCGCGGGTCGAATCCCCTCGCGTGCGCGTCGCGCTTCCTCTCTCCTCTCAAATCAACCCCCACCACACCGATCGACCCCACCGAGCCGGCCGACTGACGTCCACCGAGCTGATGACCACACCACCACGCACCACGGCCAGGGTAGATCACGCATCCACCGCGGGACCGAGCTCCACGGCCGGCCAGCTCCACGGCCGAGCACCACGACCGAGCAGTAATACGAATCACCCGATTCGTAACACTCAGTAATACGAATCAGTTCATTAGTATTATTTGCTGATGACGGGCAGGTTGACGTCGCCCGAGCCCATCCGACTACACCCGCGGCCGGCACTGGACACCGAAACCCGGCCACAAAATAAATCCAAAACTTTCTAGTCGTTGGTATCAAACGACTTACAACCAATTGCCCTACTATTCCACATGGGAAGGACTATACACGCCCGATAGAAAGACTAGAATAGCCAATATTCGGGGCTTTTCAACACTAAACCGCTTATAAATTGGAGATGGACCCATGAGATGGGGAGAATGGATTGACGGAGAGATAGCCGCCCGACACGCGGAAGTTACGCGGAAAGTCCGCAAATTCAACAAGGACCTCACCTACGCGGCCGCTCGGACCGCGGAAGCCAATGCAGTTCGAGCAGCCGATCGGGCCAATGCCGCTTGGGATCACTGGTTGACTGCCCAAGCAAACGAGCTGGAGGCCAGAAACAGAGCCACGGAGCTCTTGAAGGTGGCCGACGATTGTGCGGCCAGAGGTCGAGAGGTGACCAGAGAGGAGGCGTCGCAAACCGCGGCCGATTGACGCCCGGACCTATCGAGCCCGACAGGTGGCCCACGCGGACGCCTGGAGGGCTTGCTGGGACAAGGCGACTTCAGACCTTGCAATCACTTAGAGCGGCCACAGCGGCCGCAGAGGAGTCAGAATCATGAGAGACCGAGTACAGGACGCCGCAACCATTGCGGCCGTTGCAGGACGCACGGGCCAGGCCGTTTATTCGGCCATGTGTAAAGTAACCACGATGGGGGTCGGCGGGTGTGCCACAGCGGCCGCGGCCGCGGCCAGGGAGGCTGTGACGCAGGCCCTTGAGGACTTGAATTCTGAGTGGCCGGCTCAGACGGCCGCGGTCCGATCAAGGGCCAAGGCCATCGCGGCCCGGACGTCTGCCGTGGCTTGGACAAATAGAGCCGACAGAATGAGCTTTATTGCCTTCAACCAACCACCCTGCCAGGATACCAAGTACGCCCAAGATGAGGCGAGACGGATCCGGCTAATCGCCAACGTGGCCGAAGACGCGGCCAGGTCCGCGGCCGACCTGGCCGAGCGGGACGAACGACACGCGGCCGACGTCAAAGCCAACGAGGACAACGCCCGCGCGGAATTACGTCGCGTTCAGGCCGAGATAGCCGACAGAGCCGACACTGTAGGTGACGATCCGACCGACTTTGACGGGTTCCATAATAACTGGGGCGCTGCCCAGAAGGCTGAAGGGGGTGCCAAATGAATCGAGTCGAATCCGACGAACTGAACTTGGCCGAGTTAATCCAATCAGAGGGGTGCGATTCTCTAGAGGCGTTGATTGAGGACTTTGGAACAGAAAGCTCCGTCCCTGGCATCTGTATCAATCCCGATTGTGACTACACCGAATACACCGAGCCGGACCAAGACGCCGGCCGGTGTGAGGCATGTGGAACTCTAACTATCAAAAGCTTCCTGATTTTAGCGGGGCTAATCTGATGAAACCACTATCACATCAAAAAACGCTGTTCTCTGGCCTGGACGCTTGTCCCGGCCAGGGGAATCTATTTGACGACCTCGACAAGCCCGAGCCGACTAACGTAGAGCCGGCCGAGCCGAGCGAAGTAGAGCCGGCCGCGGAAACTCCGGCCGAGCGAGTTAGACGAGAGAAGGGATCTTTATGAGACCAGAAAAGCTACACGATCCGCGGAAGCGATCAGGCCGAACGCGGAGACCGAAGAAGCGAACGAAGAAGACACGAAAGGGGACGTCGAGACGATCGACGGAACCCAAGTCGGCCGCTGAGGATTAGAGTTACAGGGGCATTTTATCACACTTCAGATCGAGGAGATCGAGACCATGACCATGATGCAGTTAGAGAAGACGAATCGGTTGACTGGGGACGTCGAACTGGTTGACGGAACCCAGGCCGAGATCAAACAGATAGCCGCGGACAGCCGGCTGTCGGTGGCCCAAGTACGCGGCTGCTTGCGTGACGGCTTGGGCGTTTGTGTTTGGGGCAACCAGAATGTCGCCAGCTTCCACTTCCGACAGGTGGCAAAGGTAGGAAAGGGGGTGCCGGCGTGATTGCAAATAAAGTTCGATTGAGCGGCCACGACCGATACGGCAAAACCTGTAGCACGACGTTCCAGTTTGACGATCAGGGTAAGCTAAGGAACCCGTTGACCGTAGCCAAGAGTGGCATGATCGGATGGGGACCGTGGCAAAGCTCTCACAAGGTGCCGTGTCGGTTCGGCGCCTGCTGGTGGGTCTCGACGCCTGGACACGGTGGCTACATTCTAGTCAACCAGATCGATCGATTGTGGAACCACTTAGATCCGGCAATGGCGGTTTGCGAACCGCATTATGGGAAGGCGTTCGCGTATGAGTTCGAGGAAGATTGCTGCTGGGCCATCCTGGAATTCTACGATGAGGACGTCAGACGTTGGGCGCTGAGTCGTTACAACACGCACAGGGTAACGCAAAACGAGCCGGAGTTTACTGAGCTGGAATATATGGCCCGATGTGTTATTCCCGAGCTGAGAAGGTGGAACCCGCTAATTTTAGAGGACTCTGCAAGGGTCCGAATTTCCGGCCTATCCGAAGACGAACGTGAAGGCTTTGGGTTGGTCAAATCACTAACCGAAGGGGACTTGAACAATGAACGCTGAGAACAAAACAATTCCGGACTTAGGCGCGGCCGAAAATGCGGCCGTAATCGAAACCGCTTTGGCACACTGCACGGGCGGGGGCGATATGTATCAACACTGGACCGGCCGAATGAAGTACACGACCGGCATCAGTACAATGGCCGAATTGTGCGGAGCTCACTGGTTGATCGATCTGGTAGCTAGTTACCAGACCGAGCCAGTGATCCGCAAGGATCCGCGGCTGCAAGAGTTCCAGCTCTGGACGCTGAAGGTCGATCGATCGGTTGAGGGTCAAACCTCGGCCGCGGCCGTCTGCCGTCGAGACAGTGGAGACGGAGAGCCGGAGATAATCCGGCAAGAGATCGAATACACCGATTTCCCGCTAGACAAAATCACGCTGTACGTGGAGGGAGATGTTTTGCTACTTCCGCGTGAGCACTAGGCGACCGGAGCGCCTCGGGCTGTTGTGTTATGAGCACAGCAGCCTAGGGTGGCCCGATTCAGGACCACAGAACCACAGAACCCTAGCCTAAGGAGCGAGACTATGAGCAATGCAGAGACGATCAAGATTGACATGAAAGCGGAGGACGTTCGTCGTGATTTGTGCGAAGAGATCAACGCGGACCCAGGCAGTAGAGAGTCGCTGGAGGCCGAGCACGGCCAGGTCTGGACCTCGGACGAACTCGGTGTGCAATTTCGCGTAGAAGGATTTGCGGCACCATGTGCAATCGTCAGGGACCGGAAAACAGGGATCCGCGGAACGATGATGTTTCAACACTCACCGCGGTTCTATTTCTCATTTTCCCCAGATCAAAGCTGATCGGGCTACCTCGGGCCGTTGTGTTATGAGCACAACGGTCTAGGGTAATTCGATTAACGAATTACGAAACCCTAAATCGAGGAGTTGGAACCATGAGTAAGACGAAACGAATTAAGTTTATTGGTCACGCAAAATTGTGGACCGATGCAGACCGGAACGGAGGAACAGCGTACTGTAGTGTACGGGTGACGCGATGCAGTGATGGCGAGGTGCTAACTTCGCCAATGGAGTCCCGCATGGGTGATGGGTACAAGGCCGCGGCGCTTGGCATGATGTCCGCGGCCGGCTGGTTGCCAGGTTACGAACAAAGTTACATGATCTACGAACGTGAGAACGACTATCCCATCGAATGGATAGCGGAGGAAGTTCGTAGCATGAAGACATGCGAATCGCATGGGGAAGGCAGGGCAATATGAGCCGGAAACGAAGAGATAAGAATTTGATTCGGATCAACCCCGATCGGCCGATCGAAGAGCTCAGTGGCGACAACCGCGGCATGGTCCACCTGTTCGTTGATCGTTGCCATGTAGGCGAATCGATCTTGACCATCGCAAGAGAAGCGAGACCAGACCGCGCGACCATTCAAGCCGCTAGTCCGGAGCTACGTCGCGGCTGGGCGTTGTGCGTCATCAGTCGCCATCTGGAGAACCGGCAGACCTATGTCGATGTGATGGGAGGGACATTCGTATGACCAGCAAACCATATTGCGTTCCGAACTGTACCAGCCCCAGGAGCCAACCGAAGGAGGTGGCGAAGGTACTCGCTAAACTCTTCGACGCGCTGGACGGGCTAGACGCAACGATTGTGTCGGGCAAAATCCTGGGTGATAAATTCAACACATGGGAACAGTTCAGGGACCAGCTCCAGGCCGAAGGCTGGCTAGTTACTTCGATCAACGGGTCGCTAGTCCCCACCGGCCATTGGCAAGTGTACCCGCCAGGGAGCCCCACCGGGGCCAAGATCCTCAAGTGGATAATGGAGGCAAGAGCCGGCAGAGAGGGGTGATTAAGGTCGGGCGGTCCTCGCGGCGCTCATTAGGAGCGATGTGAGGACTGCCCTTTTGGCAGTTTGGGGCTTTTTATCAATTTTACGACCAAAACGGAGAAACAACATGCCACCTAAGAAGATAGCCGTCCGGACAACTCGCAACGGCCGGATTGAAGTATTCACGACGATCGGCAACGGACCGACCGAGCGGGAAATTAAGATAGCTCGATGCAAGCCGGGGGTTTCCCGGGCTCACGTATTGGCAGCAATGTCGAAGTGGGAGCCACCTGTGGGCGTGATCCACGCGGCACTCAAGCGACGTCGGGAGGTGAAGGGGATCTTGATTAAGAATAATATGCTGGCCGACACGCTATCCGATCGGATCCAAGTAGGACGCGGCAACCGGACGCAAGTCGATTGTGCAGGGGAGGCGGGTGTATCGATCCAGCACTGGCACATCTGGGAGGCCGGCCGGACGAAAGACCCCGAGCTGGCGATGGTGGCCGCGGCAAAGCGGATTGTGTGCATCGCCCGAGGGTTACGCATGGACCCGGCTAGCTCAGCTGATTTGTCTTGGCTATGTGATATTATCAATTGGGACGCAATTCGATCCCGATACCCAGAGACATTTACGGAGGACTCAAAGTGAAAATCTGCACATTCTACCGAGAGGTGTACCACTCGCTCAGGTTGCTCGGCCGATCGGCAGGAACGGACCGCCAATACCGGAACGCCCTCCGACACTTTGAGCGGACGGTCGGCCGCGAGGTCGATCTAGACGAGCTGACTGATAAGCTGCTGGCTGATTGTCTAGGCCAGTTGATCGCTGAAGGCCGCTCGACATCGACGGCCAACAAAGTCCGGAGACACATTTTCGCAATCTGGCGGTTCGCCGTCGAGCAGAAGATGACCGTGGCGCCTATGCCTACGTTACGGAAGCTGCCCGAACCTAGACGGCTCCCCGAGGCCTGGACAATCGAAGAGATGGACCGGATTTTTGCGACCGTTGACCGGATCCGCGGCTATACAGGGAAAACGCCCAGCCGGCTCTGGTGGAAAGGGTTACTGCTGACCGCCTATTACACTGGGTTGCGGATCTCGGCCATAATGGCCCTAGAGAGGAAGCACCTGCGGGGTAGCGTCCTTCACGTACCGGCCGAGCTCCAGAAGCAGAACGCCGATCAGGTGTTCGATCTGCCTGACGATTGCGTCAAGGTAGTTTGCGAGATGTTCAACTTCCACGAATCCCGCTGGCTATTCCCCTGGCCGTATGATCGGTATCGGAAGGACTGGCCGGCCCTGGTAGCTCGACTCCGGAAGACCCTGAAGGCCGCGGAGCTGCCAGCCGGCCGGAAAGACCTGTTCCACAAGATCCGAAGGACCACCGCTAGCCACCTCGATCGGGTGGGAGGTAATGCGACGGCCATGCTCGGCCATTCTAGTGAAGCTGTCACAATGGGGTATCTGGATCAAACCATTACCGGCACAGCTCGATTCTCTAAGATGCTGCCGCGGGTCGGGAATTAAATAGTGAGCTAAATAAAAACGAAGCTATTTCAAACGAGTTCGGAAGATAGTTAGCCACGATGGGGTAAGTGATACCCATCGTGGCTAATTGTTTGGCGGGTTAGTATTTTTGGAGTGGGTTGATTGAAATTTATTTAACTCTTTTATTTATTTATACTTAGAGACCCCTTAACCTAATAACCTTTTAACCCAGAGAGTAGTATATATATAGAGAGAAATAAATAAATAAAAGAAATAAACGAGTGATATTTATTTATTTTATTTATCCATATATAGCTGTATATATTTCAGAACGGGCGGGTTAATTAAAAACGACCTTTAGTTCTTGCTACAAAAGGACTTAACTGCTAGGTTGACATTAGACTAACATACAGGTTGATTAAACAAGTCAACCAAAAGCCGAAAAGTAATTCAGTATCGGCCGTAAGACCTACTTTTCCCGATCGACCGCGGGGCTGGAATGTGGGGCGGGGGAATGTGGGGCGGGGGCGGGGCGAGGGTGGAAGAAACATCGAGAAAATTCTCTGATTGGGATTGACGCCTGATATAGTCACACTTACGATCCGGGTTCTTGATTTGTCGGAGGTAACAAGGAAGTTGCTCCCAGGGTGGTGAGGATGCCGCTCTGGCGTCGGGCTGTGCCACGGACGGCATAGCTCGACCAATATCACTGGAGGCTCTCACATGCTCGTTCTGGCGCGATTTGAGGGTGAAACCGTTTTGGTCTCGCCATCCACGGAAATTTCTATTCTGAGCGTCAAGCAAAAACGCGGCAAATTCCAAGTTCGACTGGGCTTTACCGCTCCCCTGTCCACTAACATTCTGCGGGGGGAATTGTGTCCACCCCGCGATTCTAATCCTAATCCCGAGGAGAATACCAATGGCGACTAAAGAAGAACCGACCACCACCACTCCGTTGTGGGGTGGCAAGAAACTGCCAGTGCTTGGAGTCACTGGCGAGTTCGGTAGCGGGAAATCACTTTTTATCCTGACTATCGATCCGGACTGTTTTGCGGTGGGTGAGCCCCGGACGATCGTTTGGGGGACTGAGGACGGATTGACGTCCTATGAAGACACTTTTGCGTTCGAACACCGGCCACTGACTAAAATCATGCTCAAACCGGGGTATCGGCCTGAAATGCTCTATCTGGAATGGTTGGCGCAAATGAGAGCTATAAAGCCCGGGAAGTATCGGGTCGGAGGGCTGGACACGGTATCGGAGATCGAGAGCGGCCTAGTCGATTGGGTCCGGCATAATCCCGGCCATTTCAACCGAACGAAGGCCCAGTACGCGAGAATGGAAGGATTGATGTGGGGTGATGTAAAGTCGTTATGGAAGCAGCATCTATCCGAAGCGTCAGCTCGGTTTGAGACTTTCGCGTTTAGTTCTCATACCAAGATCGTTTGGAAGGGCGACCGGCCGACCACCGAGCGGACCGCCAAAGGTAAGGAAACGCTATGGGAGCTGGCAAGTTTGTACCTGTGGCTCGATCGGACGCCTCGGGCGAAAGCCAAAACTGCCCCCGCCCAGCCTAGCGGGAAGATCTTCCAAGGAAAGAACCGGCTGGTCTGGATGAACCCGAAGACGGGAGAGCTGGAGCCGATCTTGCCCCCGCGACTCCCGATTGCCACCCCAGCCGCTATTCGGGCCTATATCCAGAAACCCACCGATTACGCAAATCTGAAGTTGGCCGAGCGGTTAGACGCGCCGATTGAAATGTCGGCCGACGAACGGCTTCTGATTGAATCGTCCATCGCGAGTGATAATGCGATGGGGGCCGCGGCCGAACTGACGAAAGTCGAGCTGATGCAGAAAGCGGCCGCGGCTCAGGGTCAGAATATGAAAAAGACGATAACTGCGTCTTCCGACCATAAGGTTAGTCAGAAGGATCAGGTTTTGGCTGGACCGCATACGAGCGGCATCAGCTCTAAATTGAGGGGTGAGATTGTCGATCTATTTGAAGCGCTTGGAATTTCGCATAAAGACGCACGCGAGATTCTCGCGCGACGCGGTGTGGCAAAATTGTCCGATCTATCGCCCCAGGCGGGAGAGGAGTTAATCGACAAGCTACAAACTCAAGCAGATATTCCATTTTAGTTTTGTGTTTTGTGTTCTAACAAAGGAGACGAGAAATGAGTGATAGGTTAGATATGTCGGGGATTGGATCTGCCGACGAACTGAAGGGTTACGACTACCCCGCCGCTGGGCAATACCACTGTGCGGTAATGTCGTGCGATGAGAGCCGAGATAAGGTTGACGCACTACGGTTTGAGATCTCTATTCTGACGGGTACGACCGCCGGACAAGACGGAAAGACCTGGAGGGAGACGTTCTGGGATCCGAACCCCGACCACAAAGATGGTGGCAAGTTCGCTGTGAAGCGACTGACCGCGTTCGCTCTAGCGACCAAATTGGTTACGAAGGATCAGCTTGGGTCGAGTATCGAAATCGATTGGGCAAACGCTGTCGGCCGGCAACTGGTCTGCAAAGTTGTCGAGTACGAGCGAGATGGAGACGAAGGTAAAGTCTACAAAGGAGCTGAAGTCGAAGGCTTGAAATTCTGGCCCATCGACGATCCGGATGTAGCGGCAGTCCCCAAAGATCCGAAGGCGGCTGCGTTCCTAGCTGAAGGTCAACCCGCGACTAACGTGCCACAATCGGCCGACACGACCCCAGCGCCAGCCGATGGCAAATGGGACGGTTTCTAGCAAGCTCCCTTTCCCCCATACAACTGGTGCGGAGCGGGGACCGCGTGTAACACGGCCAGTTGTTTAATTATGGCTCTATGCGAAATCACTGGAACCGTCACATTTGAGAAATTCAGAAAAGACGGTTTCGCGATAATCGAAATCCTAGTAGATGGTACTCCAACCACTGTTAAGGGCGACACGCCCGCGGAAGATCTCCGACCTGGTTTGGAGTACCGTTTTTTTGGGCATCATACCGAACATATAAAGTACGGCCGGGGGTTTGCGTTTCAGACGTATATACTGACAGAGCCGCACGCGCGTAATGCCGTCATCCGGTATCTGCAACTTGCTCCGTATGTCGGGACAGCAACCGCTTGCAAGTTATGGACGGCGTTCCGCGAAGAAGCGGTTAAGGTGCTACGAGAGAATCCAGCCGCGGCATCTGCTGCGATCGGAGCTCGATTCCCTGAGTATCGGGCGATCCAAGCAAGCGAAAAACTAGCCGCAATGGCAGCACTAGAAGATACCACAATCGACCTAATGGGGCTGTTCGAACATCGGAAGTTCCCGAAGGATACGCCAAATAAGGCAATTGCTCTGTGGAGTCTCCACGCGGCAAAACGGATCAGGCAGAACCCATACCTACTGATGCAGATTAAGGGTATCGGGTTCCTTGCTGCTGATGCTATGTACATCGATCTCGGATTCAACCCCAACAAACTCAAACGGCAGTGTCTTTGTGCCTGGCACGCGCTCAATACCAACATGGACGGTCACACCTGGCATCCGGTAGATATGATCGAGAAGGCAATTCGGGAGAAAATCAGCGGGACAAAGATCGATCCAGTTCGGGCTTGCAAATTAGGCGTTCGGGCTGAAGTGCTAGTTAGCCGACGCGATGAAGACGGTCGGTTGTGGTTTGCGGAAGGCAAAAAGGCGAGGGACGAAGCGTATGTTGCGGAGAAAGTTCGCGAATCGATGGGGGAAGTGTATAATCAGCCTCCATTGCCGTGGACGGTTTCAAACGACGGACTACCATCGCAACATCAGGCAGAAGAGTACATGAAGGCGATCGCCGTAGGTGGTATTGGTATCCTCGGTGGGTCGCCAGGGACCGGCAAAACATACACCACTGCAACAGCCATCGAGTATTTACTCGATGATTACGACGAAGACGACATTATCGTTTGCGCTCCAACTGGCAAGGCTGCTACACGGTTGACTGAATCGATGGCCGAACTCGGCGTTCGGATTGTTGCCCGAACAATTCATTCAACATTAGGCGTTGAAAGTGTAGTAAACAATCATTGGGTTTTCCAGCACAATGAGGCGAGCCCACTGCCGGCTAAGATCATCGTCTGCGACGAAGCATCGATGTTGGGCTGTGGATTGCTTGCAGCACTGTTGGCTGCTCGACAACCGGGGTGCCGGTTGTTGTTGGTTGGGGATATAAACCAACTGCCACCGATCGAGCATGGAGCCCCTCTTCGCGATATGATCGCCGCGGGGGTAGCTTGCGGAGAGCTGCGAGAGATCCGACGTAATTCCGGCTCGATTGTAGAGGTTTGCGCAAAGATCCGTGACGAACAAGAATGGGCTCCGGACGCCAAGCTGCATCTCGACATTCGTTCACCCCGGAACCTCGTACTGGCTCGTACAATCAAAAAATATGCGGCCGATCGGGTTTTGTTGTTACTCCAGCAAATCCGTGATCAGAAATTAGCTGATCCGGTTTGGGATTGTCAAGTTATAGTCGCGGTCAATAATCGATCTTCTGTGTCTCGGAACAATCTGAACGAGCTCCTACAAGCTGAGTTCAATCCTAACCCACCAATAGACGGCACAAAATTTAGGGTAAATGACAAAGTTATTCGGCTGCGGAATGGCTTTTTGCTTAATGCCAAGAAAGGTGATTACGAACCAGAGTCTCACCTTGTTTGTAACGGAGAACAAGGCCGCATAACCGGGCTCACGCCCAAACGATTAGTAGTCCAATTTCCAGCCACCGATCGATTAGTGCGGATATATCCAGGGGAACATGGTGAATGGCCCGATCTCGATTTGGCTTATGCCGTTACGTGCCATAAAATGCAAGGTTCCGAGAGCCCCATTGTTGTTGTGGTGCTCGACGAACATCATGGCGCTCGGATAATCACAGACCGATCGTGGCTCTATACGGCCATCTCTCGGGCCAAACGAGCGTGTTTTCTAGTCGGCCGGCAGGGAACAGCGTTGAGAATGTGCAAAAGGATGTCGCTACAAAACCGTAAGACTTTTTTACAAGAGCTCTTAATGAATTAAACGGCACGGAGGCTGTGTGGTGTTAGATCAATTCAGAGTATGTCCATTCACGATCTATCGTGACTCGATGGAGCAAACCCCGTGGTCCTTCAAGGGGTTGACTACCGATAGCAAGCAGGGCAATCACCCAATCGTTATCTCTACGGTCTGGAGAGCTCTGGGCCAGTCTATGGGGGACTATTCGATTGCCGGCATGGAGGACGAGGAAACTGGCTGGAAGATCTCTATTGAGAGGAAATCCCTTGCCGACCTATACGGCACGTTGCTGTCCGGCCGCGATCGATTCAAGCGAGAGCTTGCAATTCTAGCCCGGATGCAGTCTGCTCATGTGGTCGTAGAGGCTGATTGGTCAGACATCTTGCAATACAATCCCCAGCATTGGTCTGACCATAGCGAGGCAAAGCGTGAGGCAATTCGCAAAAGCGTGAGGCGATCGATTGTGGCATGGTCGATTGACTTTCCGACGATCCATTGGTGGCTCATGCCAGGCCGACGAGCGGCTGAGGTGGTCGCTTTTAGAATCCTGTATAAATTCTGGGAAAGACAAAATGAGTAAGAGATACGAGGAAGCCACCGCGGCCATCCTTACAGCAATCGATGTGGTAGCCGTATATCGATCGTTAGGATTGGACGTCACAAAAGTCGAGCCGAACGGTAAAGGCTTTCTATCTTGCCGTGCGATCGGTAGAGAGGACAAGAATCCTTCGGCCGCCATCAATGTGAGCACTGGCTACTACATCGATAAGGGTGGGCAAGGCGCCTCAATGTCGTTGTGGGACTTTGCAGCCGAGCACGGACCGCATGACGATTGGAAAGCGGCTCGGAAACATTACGCTAATGAAGCGGGGGTGAGTCTCGAAACGAGAGGACGTCCGAAGCGGAACCCTAGCAACGAAATCGTTATCGAGCCCTGGCTAGATATTCATGTTAAGTTGTGGTGCCGGCTCAAGCCACCCATCACGCCCGAGGCCGTCCGGGCTGCTGGCTGTAAGTTGGCGAGACATCCCGCGAAATCCAAGGCACATCTGGTACTCGCGATGCCGATCTATGGTCCCATGCTCACCGCGGCCGACCCGATCGGATACGTTATCTGGCAGACGGGTGGCCGGCCGCTGCCTATTTGGAATAAGCAGGGTAAGGTCCAGAGCACCGTCAAGATTAAGACGGTCGCGGGTTCGCGAAGCGGCCTGATGGGACAGACGGCTCTGTCAGCTCTCGCCACCAGCTCCGAGAGCTATGTGATTTGGAAGGTGGAAGGCCCGAGTGACATGCTGGCCTTGTGGAGTGTAATGTCACCCGAGGAACGGGAAACGGATCTGGTGATCTGTAATTCAGGTGGCGCCACGGAAAATATCAGCTCGGAAACTGCATTACTATTCGGTGGGCATGATGTTCGGATTCTCCATGACGCCGACCAAGCTGGCGAAGTTGGGGCCGCAAAATGGATTCAAGCGATTACTCCATTTGCCACAAAATGTTGCCAGATACGATTGCCCTATCCAGTGTTGCCAGCAAAAGGACAAGATCTGCGTGATTGGCTAGCTGAGGGACATTCCTATAACGACCTCAAGGAACTCGCCAAAACTGTGTCAGTAGCCCCCGTAACTGACACTGAACAGCCAGTAGAGAAAATCGATCCTAACGAACGAATTGTGGCAGCTCTGCAATTACAGGTGCTCGGTGAAAGAGAAAATGGCAATGTAGTCCTATTCGCAGGCCACCCCGAACGGCAGAAGACCGTAGAGGTTCGAGACTTCGACCGCGTGACGTACCCTAAGCTGCTCCAGATCGCCGGACCGATTGTTCTTGATAGCGTAAATGATGCCAATGAAGACGTTCAAGGAAAGTTCCCGCTATCCCTGGTTCGTAACGCAATTTGCAGTTTGGCCGGTAAATGTAGGCTGGACGATCAGTTGATTGGTCACGGTTGTTGGCAACCGTACAACGACGACGGGAGCGACTTATCAGGTGTATTGATTGTTGGAGCGGGGGAGGCTGCGTATTGGGATCCGGTAGCTAAGATGCTCACAAAAATCCTCACGCCATGTGCCTACGGCCGGTTACTGAATTTCCACTCGACTACCGAGTCCTGGTACAGTTTTGACGATTTAGAACGAGAGCTTGCAAACTGGACCCCGGCCAAGAGCCGTGATGCAATCCAACGGGCAATCGCTTTGTTCGCTCGATGGCGATGGGCTAATAATGAATCGTGTCCTATACTGTTGGTCGGGTTGATTATGGCGTCGTTTGTACAGACGATGTGGCCCTGGCGACCGCATGTAGCGTTGGTAGGCGCTAGTAAGTCCGGCAAGAGTACATTGTTTGAGGCGGTCGATGGGATTGTCGGCAGTCTAGCAGTGCGATCGAGTAAGTCATCGGCCGCGGGAATCAGACAGAAGGTTAAGGACTCTGCTTCGATTATTCTGGCCGATGAATTTGAACAGTCCAAGTATCGTGAAGAGATCCTTGAACTTGCTCGGGCGTCGAGTCGTGGCGATAACGTGCTACGAGGCACACCGGGGCAGAAGGGTTTTGAGTGTGCGTTGAAACATATTTTCTGGTTAGCAGCTATTGAAGTTGGATTGAAAAAAGCGCCTGATAGGAATAGATACATCACCCTCGAAACACTGGTACCTGAGAAGAAAAACGAAGGGCAGCTCCAGCTTCCACCGCTTACTGAACTGCGGAGTATCGGACGAGACTTATTTGTTGCTACTGTCCAAGCGATCACAAATGCGATTCCTGTCGCTGTCGAAATGAAAACGTATGCTATCGAGGGTGTGGATTCGCGAGTCATTGAGTCTTATGCGGTTCCGACTGCCATTTTCACAACCGCTTGCGGATATACTGATGTAGAATCGCGAGGGGTTCTGAAAAAATTCATCGTGGATGTTCATATCGCGGCCGATCGTAATGCCAGTGTAGAAACAGCATCAGACGAAGTAGATTTAATACAAGAGATTATGATGGCAGAGGTCCGTGGCGACCGAGGGTATGCTACGACCGTTGCCCAAGCGTTGATTCTTTACAGCGACGAGACTAGAGAAATGCTCGGCCGGTATGGCATTACATTTACCCGGGGCCGTTCGGGACCACTCGATAGCGGGCATCAGGACTTTGTATTTTTCGATACCCGAGCAGTTGGTTCTAAATTACTAGAAGAGCAATGGAAGAAACAAAATGTTGATACGATATTAGCGAGGCTTGAGGGTGCTTCAAAATTTCGATGTACAGTTGGTGGCCGTCGTTCGTATGGCGTTATTGTCCCTTGGAAATGGATGATAGAAAACATAATCGATGAAGAAGGGGAGGTCTTGTTATGAAATCAAACTTAAACCAATTTCTGCATAACGCTAACACGGCAGAAAACATCATAAAGAAACCAGAACCGAAACCAGACGATAACCCCCAGCCGGCCAGAGAGGTCGTAACAGTAGACGGCTATCAATGGGTGCCGGAAGTTATCCTTGAGCCGGACGGGTGGCCGGCCGACTGCGTTGAGCCAGGTGAGCCGTGTCTCGCATGTGGTTGGAGTGAGAAGTGGTGGGACATAAGGGGTGGCGAACATTGTATGCGATGTGGCGAGGGGCTGAGGTTACTTAGTCGAGCGAGGCGGCTAGCCGCACAGGTGAGACGAATCAAATTCTTTTCGAGGAGAAAATAATGTCAGAAATATCAGAAAGAATTGAAAAATTCAAACAGGTTGAAAAAATGACAAGTGATATGCTGTACGGCATTGAGGAAAGTCTGCGACTCCATTATGTCCAGACCAGTTTGATAACTATCGAGGCGGTGCAGTTGACTTTTGAAGGTTTTCTTGATCTGGCTGTGCAGATCCCCGAGCATCATTCTCGTGAAATAACAGTACACACCCTGGCGATGTTGAACAATTTGTTTGCCTCTGCGTTGAAACATTCGGAGACAGTTGAATTATCGAACCTTACGAATATGTGTAATGTAATCCGAGACGGGCTCCGAAAATGTGTTGAACGAATAAGTTCCGGAGCTCCTCCGGAAGAAGTTTATAGTTTTGCTCAGGTTTTGGAGGTTGAGCTGCAAAAAGATCTCCAAACTGAGGCCCATCCGTACCAATGGAACTGAAGCCGGCCAAAAACTACTCTCGACAACCCCGCAAATAGGACTAATAACTGGAATGTTAAGCCTGGCAACCATCAAGAGAGCGAAGGAACTGTTGCAGCGGACTAACCTCACTGCTACGGACATCGCTAATCTCTTGAAGGTCTCGCGATCGACGGTCCGACGTATTAAAGCTGGGCCACCAAAGAAACCGAAGCGGCTATTAGGCTGGTGTGACGAATGTCGGACAATAGTACCACTTCCATGTAAAACGTGCATAAGGCGAAAAACAGTCACTCAGAGACGATTGCGAAGCGAGAAAAATCCCAATGTTCACAATGAGTTAATGACAAATCTATCTTTAGAACATGACGCTAGACGCAAAGAAATTCGAAATTCCCGGCTAGGCAAGGGACGTATTCCATGACCGCAATGACCGTTTGCTCACTAACAGCGGCCAAAGATCTGATCCGGAACAACGACTTGCTCCTGTTCCGGCGACGGTCTCTTATCTCCGTAATCGGCCGTGGGATCCATACTCACGCGGCAAAACTCATTATGTGGAACGAGGATCCGTTTTGCGTTGAAGTTCGCGAGTGGCATGGAGGCCGAGCTGTTACATTGAAGAGCCAGGTTGACAAGTATCCCGGCCAAATCGACGTTTACGAAACGAACCCGAATCACCAATGGGAACATTACGACGCGAAAGGTGCAGCTCGATTCATGCGGGGGATGGCCGGCTGCGATTACGGCTACGCAAACGTCCTTGCCGCGGCCATGTTGCATCTGCCTTTTGTCCGGTTACTAATGACAGCCAATACTGACGATAACGCAATGAACACTCGACCGCCATTCTGTTCACAAGCGGTCGCGATGGCCGATAAGGTCGGTGGTGGAGTGGATCCGGTCCCGATGCTTGCTAACCGATTGACCGAGCCGGCCGATCTGGCTCGGAGCCCTTTTTACAAATACAAGGTCACTCTTATTCCTTCGGAGGTCTAAAATGTGTCGGAAAGACTCAATGTGGACGTCAGTTTTTTTTTGGGTAGTTTTTTTTGGTCTGATGTTGGCGATGGCAACCATCGTATTCGGCCAACGACCAGTTTGTAATAGTTGTTGGTCCGGCCAATGCCCGATACCACAACAACAGGTCCACCAACCTCGTCCAGCTCGTCCAGCTCATCCAGCTCGTCAGGTCGTAGCTAACCCAGCCGTCGTAATGGTGTCCGTTCCAGTAGCAAACGAGACGGACCTAGGGACGGGCGTGTTAGTTGCGGTGGACGATACCACTGGCATTGTCTTGACGAACTGGCACATTGTAGAACGAGCTCAGGAAAAGATTTTGGTGACGTTCCCTAACAAGCGACGATATTGGGCATGTGTTGTTCATACCGACAAACGTCGAGACCTAGCCGCACTGTGGATAAAGCGACCGGACGTTCGACCATTAGCAATCGCCAGAATCGTGCCTAGAATCGGTACGAGGCTGTGGATAAATGGGTGGGGGACCAATCGGGGCGAGATTAACAGATCATGGCGACGGACGTCTGGTTTATTGACTAGACTTGAGTCCCCTGACGAGGGAGAACAGGACAAATCTTTCGTGCGGGTTGAGCATCCATCGCGAGATGGCGATAGCGGAGGCCCAATCCTAAACCAACAGGGAGAGGTAGTTGCGATCGCATGGGGGACCGACCTTACTGGCACCAGTGGAGCTCACTGCAAGCCGATCAGGCGGCTAATAGCCGCAGCATTGAGGTCCATCGGCCTAATGAGACAGGAAAGCAACGACAAGCCGCCCCCCAGGGGCGCCGCCCAGGCGATTGCGATAATAGACACCAACGGGACGCAGGGGCTACAGCAGCAAATCTCGCAGCTACAGGCCGATATAGCAGAATTGAAGCGACTTAAACCTATCCCCGCGGGGGTGGACGGCGAACCAGGGCTGAACGGCACCCCCGGCAAATCAGGATTACCGGGGGTGCCGGGGCCAAGGGGATTCATTGGAGTACAAGGAGCCAAAGGAGATAAGGGCGACAGCGGAGACGCGGGATTGTCGCCCGACGTCAATGAAATTGTTTTACAGGTATTGTCGCAAATGCCAAAGCCAGAGTCTCCTGGCCCCAGCAAGATTTACTACGACATCCGGCGAAAGCAATAGAAGCTAACGGAGGAAAGATCATGGCAGCAGTTGACATGGACGGCGCGCTGGGAACGTCCCAAGCGCTCACGACGGACGCATTGGGTAAAGCCTTTGTCGCACAAATGTCCCGTCAGGCGATCATCGGTGACAGGAAGTTCGATGAACTCGACGTCGAGCAGTCGGTAGCAAACCGCTACGCGACAACCGGCAAACCGAACGCGACGGAGGGTTAAGCCTATGTCCCGAATAGAAAACGTAATTCGGGACGTCGAAGCTGGAGTGTCGCCAGATTATGACAATCTGGCGACACTGCTAGCTCTCGACATCGCGAGAGCCGATGAGGTTTTCGCTGACGAAATGATCGAGTTGATGCAGCAGCAATCCACTCGATACGACCGACTCAAGTCGATCAAGATTGGGCCGCACGGTATTACGGAAGCTGAATTCTTCCGGCCGGCGCCAGAAACGGAGGTATCCATTGACGGATAAAAACACACTATATGGCAATTACCTGAAGGGCCAGGAATGGCGCCAAGAATTGCATCGGAAAGCCGCTCACATGGCCCTAGACATACCGGAGGAAATGTCGGGAGTTAGTGTGGTGCGGAGAGGGATGGGATGGAAGGAGCTGGCGGTAATCGGAGCGGCCGCAGTCGCAAGCATTTGGCTAGCGGCCGGCAAGATGAATACCCCATCACCAGCATTGCCACTCGATGATCGTGAATATGATGTGACGTTTTACGATTCAGAGGGACAAGTCATTCCTGTCGAGAAGTTGAAACATGAGGAAAAATAGTCTAAGTCTCCTCGATAGTTGCCACCGTTGAGCTCGTCGTTTGACGGTGGCAACTCATTTTAGAAAGGGGCAGGGCCATGTTAAGACCAGAACCCGGGCTCACCGTACCTGTGACGTTAGTCAAAGTGTCCGACGCTGACACAATCGCCGTCGAACTCCGCACGGGGGAAACCATCCGTGTCCGACTGATCGGATGCAATGCACCCGAGAGTAAAACCCTAGCCGGCATGAGAGCAACACATTACGTTGAGAATCTATTGGAAGACGAGGATCTGTGGCTACACATCCCACTCGCGAAAGATAAGAACGATGATGAACATATCAGCTTGACGGAGATCCTTCGTCAGCTCTTCTCATTCGATCGAGCGATGGGCCGGATCTGGATCGCTTCTAACCTGGGCAGTGACCTATCAGAAATTCTAGTGGCCGAAGGTCACGCAGAACAAATGGACTCTAGAGGATTATAATCATGGAAAAAAAAGAAATAGGCTCACTGAATGGGCCGTGGTCTGCCCTGTTACGCTTTTTGCTAGCAACATATCCATTGGTAATTCTCTGGGCGGTATGGGTGACAGTTTCTATTACCGCAAATTGTTCACTCATCGCAGTGATGCAAACCAGGCTTGCTGTGGTTGAGGAGGTTGAGATACCGCCGGACTGGTTCAAGCAAAAGGTAGAGAAAATGAGCGTTGATATGCACGACAATTTCAGGCGAATAGAAGATCAGCTTCTCTCAATCCGTGAGACCCAAATGAGCTACAAGGCAGCTACCCACCCCTAACTAATGCGCCGGCCGATATTGCGACGAGTGCCAGCGTTTCAACTTCTTAATCCTCTTCCCAAACGGCGTAGTAAGACCAGTCGAAGTCTCCTTGTCGGTATGCGGCGTCCGGCCGGCACGTTCGCTGCGTATGCTATACTCGTCTATAAGTAACTGCTCCAGCTCCGCAAAGGTATGCTTGCGGCCATAATTCACCACAAGGGCATCATCGTTGTGTTTTGGTGAACCAACTGCCTTCGGTGCTGTAAGCCGATATATGCTTGGTCTGATGTGTTTGTCGAGGAGTGGCTTCTTTATGTTAATCAATTCCACCTCGTCGCTGCTTTGCTCAAGCACCTTCCTCATTGCCGCGGACCCTGGCTCTCCATTTTCTTTTTCTACAGCCTTGATAATGTCCTTCATTGGAGTATAACTCTGGCCGTACCAATTCGCCGTCAGCCGGCGACGTAGCCGACGCGAGATCTCTGTTGGCTTGGCTCTCGTTAGCGAGAAGTATTGACCCGCCACCCGCTGAGTTGAGTTGGGGAGACCCTTGAAGAATTGAGCGTTCTCGCTTTCTTCAGCTTCCTGTGCCGCTCGTTCGTCTTCTCTCGTTCCTGTATCCTTAACTTTGAGGAACCGATTCCAGCCGGCCGGGAACTTGGCTACTCGTTCAAATGTAGTAATGTTACCGGAATCCTCATAAGCATTGCCAAGGAACTGCCCTGTAACGAGGTGAGTAACGTCGCCAAACATCCCGAGTTGAGATTCTGACCATGCTATCATCTTCCGATTCGCTATCCACCCACCGGCCTTCCACGCACCGGAAGGAACGATAGGTTCGTTGTAGAATTGATCTTCCGGGTTCAAGCCGGCCGAGTATTTTAGCCATGTGACTGGGACATTGATATGGGGGCCGACTGAAGGGACAAAGTAATCCCAGAGCGAACTACCTACCTTTTGAGCCGCGGCCGTCTTGGATCCCAACCTGGTCTTTGTGCCAGCAGCTTCTAACACAAGATCCATAACGGCCGAGGATACTTGCGAAATGAACCGATGGGTGTCGCCCATAGGCATTGTGAGCATGATGGCTTTAGTATTGCCCTGGTTATCGTCGGTGAACCCGATCGGCAGAGCATAGTTTGCATCGAGCACCCAGCTCCCAGCCATGCTTACCCCTTGTTCCCCTGCCTTAACCTTTCCTAAGAGCCAACTATCGTCATCGTCATCGCCCCCAAACGCACCAAGCAGAGCCCCTATCGCAGCTCCAAGCCCTCCATGTTCGGCCGTCTTCGTAATGAGCCGAGGTATTACGGTGTACTTGAGGTGGTAGAACCAGAACCCAGCTCCAGTATGCGGCTCGATCGGACTCTTGCCTCGGAGCAGCTCCATGTCGGCCATCAGCCCGTTCCACCTGACTTTTGCATACATGAAAATCGAGTTGGTAATTGGACTCGCCAAACCGTGCTCTTCAAAGTTCGGTGTGCCAACATACTCGCGAACAGCATACGCTGCCTCGGCATCAGTGTACTTTCGGCTCTTCAGTAGGTTCCACCCTGCTACTTTGCTTGCCGTTTCTGCTGTTGTACCAAAGTATTCGCCTACACTAAAAACCGCATCCTTTGCTCGATTACCAATCCCGAAGACTTGTTCATTTACACCCAGCCCCCCAGCTCCGAAGAGCGGTTCCATAACCTGATCGGCCACCCGTCGCATTATCCCGTGGATGGTCTGGTCGGTAACTCGATCGCCTAGTCCATACGCTTTCGACAGTTTCTTCAATACGTTTTTATCATTAGCGCTTGTGTTGAGTGATGTGAACGGAACTCCTAACGCTCTCGACTCAAGCATCTGCCTAACCAGAGGTGTATCGACCCCCATTGCCCTCTTATGCCCTTCAGGCAGACCCTTGATGAGCTCCTTAATGACTTGGGCTAACGACACCAGCTCCTTTTTAGCAAGGATCTTCGCTTGGGCAGAAGTCATGCCCGGTTGCTGCATATACTCATGGTACTTTCGTTTAGCTCTTGCTTTGCCGAGGATCTCAAGGTTACTCCAGCTCCGGAACGTATCCCTTGGGATGTTGCCGACATGGAACGCTGTTGAAAGCGTGACGTATAGCGGGTGGAATATCCCATACAACTGACTGCTAACGAACTGGCTGATTGCATACAGGCCACCAACGTCATGCGATTGGAACATTGCCGCAATCTCTTCCGGTACTTCATACGCGACCCAAACGCCATCTTCAAGATTATAGACCAGCTCCCGGCCAGGTTGTGTCTTTGGTGGATACTTGAATATCGCCCCTCTATGCTTCTTAAAGTCTTGTGGGAAATCCCTTGCGATGAACCCATCAATGACGGCTGTCTTGGCCGTTGTCAAATCGATAAGATTATTGATACTGACCATC